TTATCCTGCGTCGGGCCGCTTCTTGAGGCGCGGGATGGCCACGTCCTTGACTTCGACCGGCGCCTCGCTGGGCTTGCGAGCAGCAGAATCCGCGTCGTGGTACAGTGCCAGAAGGTCCGTGAGCGCGATAAGGCGAACCCAGTCGGTCAAATCCGCATTGGGAATGCCCAGGCCAACGAATGCGGGGACAGTCGGTTCGCCACGACGCGGATGGGCGGTGATCACAAGCATACCGCACATCCGATCAGTCGATGGCGACCGGATTTCCCGCAGCAAATCCGGCTGCAGCGGGCTCAGCCAGGCGTTGACCTCCGCCCATTGCTGCCGAAAAGCAGTCGCGCGCGGGGGCCCGCAGTGGCGCTGGATATTGCTCCGTATCAAGTAGATGCCACCGGCCTCGACCAGGCTATAACGACCGCCAGCCGGCTCGGTATGGGGCGCAAGAACGGCAAGACCGTTGTCCCTGGCCGCTTTACGGAAGCCGGCTTCGCAACGGGCGTGGCGAAGCTGGCCGAGCATGTTAGCCCGTTCCGGCTCCTCCGCGTGACGAGACGCCAGCGCCCATGCCTCGCCGAAGCCTGCATCGGCGTACTCGAGGCTCTGCCTGAAGAAAGTGGCCGGATAGCTGTCCAGGATGCGGGCGATCGGAGCTGACATGCGCGACCCAATGCAGTTTGCGTTTTACGGTATATAGACTAGAATTTTTGCGTTATCAAGCGATCTCACGCTTGGGGGATGGCCGGGCCTGTGGAGCCTCCGAGCCCGATGGTGGCTGTTCCCCTCGCCGATCCGACAGTGACGCGGGTGCATGACATCGAGACAGGCTCGCCCGCTGCGCGCCCCATTCGCCCGGGAGGGGCTCCATCAGCCTTGAAAGGCCCATGGAGTGCGGCTGTCGACCGTTGATGATGCCGTCTGTGATGTCCGGCGCCAGCAGAGGAAGGCGCAGCAGCCGCCCCAAATAGCCCCGGTCCAACCGCTCCGCCGCCGCCATCTCAGTGATAGACACATAGAGGCCCTGATCGAGCATACGCTGGTAGCGGAACGCGCGAGCCAGCGCCTTCACCAGCGCCGGATCGGCGCGCGCCGTGACCGGCGCTACGCCATCGGTCGTCGGCGTCACGACGGTCTTCCGGCCCGGCCGGTGGCGGATCGCCAGTGGCACCCGGACCGTGATGCTGGTCGCCGTGGTCATGCTGCCGACCTCAGCGCATCGGGCGCAATGGCGCCGAGGTCGCGGACGAGACCACCGAGCCCATCCAGCCGCAGCCGAATGTCCGCGCCGGCCGGGCCGATCACCACCCGCTCCACCAGCGACCGCACAATGCGCGCCTGCTCCGCCGGGAACAGGTGCTCCCAGAGCGGGTCAAGGCGATGCAGGGCGTCCTGCGTCTCGCTCTCAGTCAGGTCCGGCGCCTCCCTTCGCGCCGCCCGCCACGTGCCGACCACGATCTCCGGCTGCCGCAGCAGCGCCCGCACCTGATCCATCACGGCCGCCTCGATCTCTGCCGCCGACACCCGACGCACGATGCTGGCGTCGCCGGCGGCGTCGCCCTTCAACACCCGCTGCGCCACATAGTAGCGGTAGAGCCGGCCATTCTTCCGGGCGTGGGTCGGCGACAACGCCCGGCCATCCACCCCGAAGATCAGCCCCTTCAGCAGCGCCGGCGTCTGCGCTCGGTTCTGGTTGGCGCGGACCCGCGGGCTGACCTGCAGCACGGCATGCGCCCGATCCCACAGCTCCCGCGGCACGATCCCCTGGTGCTCGCCGGGATAGACCTGCCCCTTGTGCGCGGCCTCGCCGACATAGGTCCGGTTGTTCAGCAGCTTGTAGACGTCGCCCTTGTCGAGCGGCCGGCCCACCTTGCTCGTGGCCCCCTCCGCCCTGAGGCGGTTCACCGTCTCGATGCCCGACCCGGTCTCGGCGAAGATCTCGAACACGCGTCGGACGCGCGGCGCCTCCTCCTCATTGACCACCAGCTTCCTGGCGACGACGTCGTAGCCGAGCGGCACCTTGCCGCCCATCCACATGCCTCGTGCGCGGGAGGCGGCGAATTTGTCGCGGATTCGCTCGCCAATGACCTCCCGCTCGAACTGCGCGAAGGACAGCAGGATGTTCAGCGTCAGCCGGCCCATGCTGGTGGTCGTGTTAAAGCTCTGCGTGACCGAGACGAAGGTCACGCCATGCGCGTCCATCACCTCCACCAGCTTGGCGAAATCCATCAGTGAGCGGCTGAGGCGATCGATCTTGTAGACCACGATCACGTCGACCAGGTCGGCCTGGATGTCGCGCAGCAGGCGCTGTAGTGCCGGCCGCTCCAGCGTGCCGCCGGAGAACCCGCCGTCGTCGTAGCGGTCGCGCACCAGCACCCAGCCCTCGGCGCGTTGGCTGGTGATGTAGGCCTCGCAGGCATCGCGCTGTGCGTCGAGGGTGTTGAACTCCTTCTCCAGCCCCTCGTCGGTGGATTTCCGCGTGTAGACCGCGCAGCGCAGCTTCTTCGTGGCGGCCGGCATGACCGGCTCGATGCGGGCGCGGCGGGTCATGCGTCACCTCGCGCGCGCAGCCCGAAGAACGTCCAGCCGTTCCAGCGCGTGCCGGTGATGTGCCGGGCGATGGCCGAAAGCGACTGATACGGTCGCCCCTCGAACTCGAAGTCGTCCTGGCGCACCGTGACGACGTGCTGCACCCCCTGCCATTCCCGGATCAGGCGCGTGCCGGCGAGCGGCCGGCCGTCGGCGCGGATGCGGCGCAGCACGACGTTGCCGCCGTCCATTTGCTCGCCCAGCGCCACGAGCCGATCGACCGTCTCTGGCTTCAGCCCGCCATAGGCCAATTCCTGGATGCGATACGCCAGCCGGCTCTGGATGTAGGCGCGGTTCCAGGGCGGCGGCTCCTTGCCGAACAGCTCCCGCCATTGATGCTTCAGGTCGGCGGTGGGCGCCGTCTGCAGCGCCGCGAGGCGTGGCAGCACCTGAGCCGGTGGGATCTTTGGGATGGCGGGCGCGGGCGCGGGCGCAGCCGTGTCCTGCTGCTTCGCCTTCGTGGTCGATCGTCGGGTCATGCGACTCCCTTTCTCTTGGGGTTCGCATGACGGCGCTGCCTGGCGGTGTAGTGTAGGCGAATGTCTCCGTGAGTCTCGAGCTGCGCGGCATCACGGGCATGATCCTCGGCAGCGCGGCTGCGCAGCCGCACCAAGCCGGCGGCGAGGATGGCGCAGACCTCGCGCAAATGCGGCGGCAGGTGATGATTGGTCTGGGCCGGCAGGGGCATCGCGATCCAACATGCATGGTCCTGCCCCCTATCTACCGATCGGCGCCCACGATTTTCCCACGCCGGGTGCCGCAACCGCCGCCGCGCCGCCTCACGCCGACTTCCGCTCAGCCTCCGGCGCGAACACCCGCCACAGCGCCTTGAGCTTCTTCTTGAGCGTGCTCTCGTCGGGGACCTTCTTGCCCTCCGCCGCGAACCAGTCCTGCAGACGCCGGACCAACGCCGACAAGCTCTCGGGCGCGCCGTCGAAATACAGCGTGCGGCAGGTCTCCACCCAGCACGCCTCCCAATCGTGCGTCGCCTGCGCACCGCGCGGCCTAGGTGGCAGAATGAGAACGGGGGACGGTGCGGTGTCTTCGGTCTTCGGCGATAGCTCCTGCGCCGCCTCGAAACGCACCCGCTCGGGGTGGCGCACGACCAACTCCTGCACCAGGACCTCGATTGGATCTGGCTCACCGGCGGAGGTGCACGGTTCGAGGTACTCGCCGGGGTCGGCGACAAACCGATGCACCCGATGCAAGCCGCGCTGCAGGATCATCCACGCGTCATCGCCATGCAGGTCGACCAGGCCGCTCAGCAGCCGTTCCCCGTTGGAGATGCGGCAGGGGGCCCCATCCGCGGACTGATCCAGGATACCCCCCCGGACCAGCACGCCGGCAGCCACGATCGAGACAACAAGCTCCTTCTCGATCGCATAGGCAGCGACGTCCCAGATGGACATGCCCCATCCCTCGCAGACTTCCTCCAGCCGATAGAACGGCTTGCGATGTGCGCGCGCGACCATCGTCCTCTCCATCACCGAAAACCGATGGCCCGCATGCGCCGATAGGCCAGCACCACCTTGCCCATGTCCCGCCGCATATCGGGGGGCAGCCGCTCGGCCTGGACGAACAGATCATCCAGCCGCTCACCGAGGATGGCCGCGGCGCGCTCGATCAGCTCGTCCCGCGGCGGCTTCTCATGACCGCGCTCGATGCGCGACCAATAGGCCGGCGAGATGCCGAGTCGTTCGGAGAAATCATTGAGTCCAATGCCAAGCGCCTTGCGCTTGTCGCGGACCACCGCACCAAAGCTCATGGCACGCTTCCCTCCAGCAGCCCGTAGCGCGCGAGGCGCACAGCGATGAATCGCTCCGACACGCCGAAATCGCCGGCCAGCGCCGCCAGAACGCCGGCAAGGCCATCCACTGGATTACCAGCGGCTAGAATCGGGCTACCGGGGCGCCCCTGATGCGGCCCGCGCGCGAACCGCAGACCTTCGCTGCGCGCATGAGCAAGCAGCCGCGTGTGCAGGGCGACGGGCGGTGCCAGTAGCGCGCCCATGAACTCGTTGGCGCGCCCTTCCGCACTGCGACCGACCCGATCGAGCGCCGCCGCGTCCGCAGCGACCGCCCGGAACCGGCGCATCCCGGTCTGCAAGGCTGCCGGCACGTCGAACAGCACATGGCCGAACTCGTGCGCGGCGGTGCTGAGCGCGAGATCCGGCCGATGCTCCGTCAGCTCCGCATTCACCGAGACAAAGGCGCAGTCGGGCTCCTCCGGATCGGTATCGCAGATGCCGAGCACCCGCCGCCCCCCTTCGTCACGCAACGAGTGCGCCAGGTCCCAGACCACGCCGATCGTCCGACCATTCACCGCCACACCCTGGCCGGCCTGCAGCAGTGCCGCGACGGTCACGGCCAGGCTGTCGGGTTCGCGGGCGATCTGCTGGCGCACCTGGGCGGCCACCGCCCGGATGGCGGCCACGGAAAGGGCGCGCGGGGCGCCCGACCCTGAATGACACGGGTAGTGCACGGCAATGGACATCGGACGGGGGTCCTATGGAGTGAACGGTTTCGTCAACGGCAATGTTCTTATTATGTTCGCTGCCATGCGGGAGTCCAGCGTCGCGTGAATGACGGGGTGCGGAAATCCGAATTCCGCCCCGCTGTGTCCGAAAGCCGAGGCGTTTCCGGCCTAAACTATTGAAATAACGTCGGTGCCGAAATCCTCGGCCGGCGCCTCTGCCCCATTTGGCCCCGTTGCGCCTCGTCGCCCCGGCGAGCGACGTGCTGCGGTCTGGGTGTCGCCACATTGCCCAGACCGAGGATCTGACCTTGCTCGATCAACACCCCATAGACGCCCACCATCACTCCGAATGGGACGATCATCATACCCGCGCCGCACTTGATGCAGCCGACCGCCATGCCGCCCGTTGGGCACGGTGCGGTCGCCATGGGCGGGCAGACCGCGAGGATTTGAGCCAGGACATCCTGCTCGCCATCGTCGAACGCGCCCGGCACTTCGATGCCGGTCAGGCGAATTGGGCAGCCTTCGTTGGGCTACTGGCACGGCACGTCGTGGCCGACCGTCTGCGGGCCGACAGCCATCCGAGCCGGGTGACCATGGTTCCGCTCGATCTCCTCGACCTCGACGCGGCAATGTCCCTCACCTCAGCGACGCAACCGGGGCCGTGCGACGAGGACGCCGCCATGGCGCGCCGCGTCGATCTGGACACCCTGCTCGACGACCTGCCGGCACTGCCGCGGGAGACACTACTGCTGCTGATGTCGACACACGGCGACGTCGCCAGCGCGCAGCGTGGGAGTGGTCGCTCCTGTTCCGCCTTCTACCGCACGGTCGATGAACTGCGCCTGTGGCTCCGTGCCGGCGGTCTCAGCGTCGCGTCTCACGCCCGTGGGAAAAATCGCGAGCTCGATCGGTAGATACCAAGCAGCAGCACAATGCGTCGAAAGGATACCCCGTCGATGAACGTCATCGTCATCCCTCCGCTTGCCGTCAGCCGTCTTTCCAACACCGAGATGCACGATTGGCTCGATACTGTCGTCGATGCCAACGCGCTCTGCGATCGTGTCACTGCCGCCGCGCCCGGCGATGCCATCACCTACTTCGTCGGTATGCTGGCGCGCGACCGTGATCGACTCGCCTCGCGGCTGTCGCCAGAGCAGCGCATCGAACTCGATGCCACCGCCGATTACGCCTGGCGGTTGGCCGATGCCGGGTGGGCGCACCTGGCCCAGCGTCGTGTCGGGCCGGAATGTTTCGCCTATCTCGTCATCGTGCGGCCCCGGCCGCGCCAGCAGCGCTCACGTGTTGCTGCGCCTCCGGCGTGCCTGCGGCTGCGGGAGGCGGCGTGATGGATGCCACCCGCCGCAATCACCCGACGATCGACGATATGCGCCTGTTGCCGATCGGCCAGGTGATCGATCTCCCGGCCGAGCATCTCGCCCTGCTGCAGGAGCAGGCGCGCTCCCGCCTCGACATCGCGAAGCGGGCGCTCGACTGGATCGAGGGCGCCATCGCGATGCGCTACGAGCAGCGTGCCATCGGTGCTCGTGCCGCAGCCGGGAAGGACACCGGCACGGTCCGCTTCGTGGACGGGACGGTGGAGGTCACAGCCGATCTCCCGAAGAAGGTCGAATGGGATCAGCGCCGGCTCACCGCGCTCGCGGAGCAGATCCGCGCCGGGGGTGAGGACCCCGGCGAGTATGTCGAGGTCAGCTTCAAGGTGGCCGAGCGCGCCTATGCCGCCTGGCCGGAGCGTATTCGCAGCGCCTTCGAGCCGGCGCGGACCGTGCGGACGGGCAAGCCCACCTACCGGCTAACCATCCTCTCGGAGACGGAGCGACGCGACAGCCCGCATGCCGGTGCCCCTTCGACCTTCGGGGGGATCGGCTGATGGCGCTGCGTATCGTCACGGCCGATGAGCGCCTGTCGCGCGCGGCCAACAAGACCACCCTCGCGCTGTTCGGCCCCAGCGGCGTCGGCAAGACCACCCAGCTCAAGACCCTGCCGGCGGCGGAGACCATCTGCATCGACCTCGAGGCCGGCCTGAAATCGGTGCAGGACTGGCGCGGCGACAGCATCCCCGTGCGCTGCTTCGAGGATGCCATCGACATCGCCTGCCTTGTCGGGGGCGTGAACCCAGCGGCCGATCCGACGGGCTTCTTCTCGGAAGGGCACTATCAGCATCTCGCCGCGGCGCATCCTGACCTGGTGCGGCTGATCACCGGCAAGTCGATCGTGTTCTTGGACTCGATCACCGACCTCACGCGGCAGGCCATGGCCTGGGCCAAGAACCGCCCCGAGGCCTTCTCCGACAAGACCGGCAAGCCCGACACCCGCGGCGCCTATGGCCTGCTCGCTCGCGAGGTTATTGGCCTGCTGAAGCACCTGCAGCACGCGCCGGGCAAGACCACGATCATGGTCGGCATCCTGGAGAAGGTGACCGACGAGTTCGGCAAGGTGACCTGGCAGCCGCAGATGGAAGGCGGCAAGGCGGCGCGCGAACTGCCCGGCATCGTCGACCAGGTAGTGACGATGGCGCTGTTCTCCCGTGAGGGCGATGCCTGGCGCCACGATCCCGAGCGCGGGACCGAGCGTCGCCTCGTCTGCCGTGCCGGCAACAGCTTCGGCCTGCCCGCGAAGGATCGATCCGGCCGTCTCGATGAGACGGAGCCGGCCGACCTCGCCGCGCTCCTCCGCAAGATCAACGCCACCAGCACCAGCCAGGGGTGATGCCATGACCTACGACATGAACGATGCCGAGTTGCCGCGTGGCTCTGACCTCATCCCGGACGGCAGCTTCGTGAAGGTGACCATGCACCTCCGCAAGGGCGGGCTGGACGGCCAGGGCGAGGCCGATCGCGGCCTGCTCAAGGCCACCAAGACTCCTGGCAGCGACGTGAAGATGCTGGACTGCGAGTTTACGGTCACGGCCGGCCCGCACATCCGCCGGAAGTTCTGGCAGACCTTCACCGTCATCGGCGGGAAGGTGGACGAGCAGGGTGTCTCGATCGGCTGGAAGATCTCGAAAGGGGTCTTCCGGGCGATGATCGACAGCGCGCTCGGGCTGGACTCGCAGGATATGAGCGAGGCGGCGAAGGCCAGGCGCATGCTGCGCGGTCTGTCCGATCTGCACGGCATCACCTTCGCGGCCAAGGTGCGCGTCGAGCCCGCCAGCGACCCCCGGTATTCCGACAGCAACCGGCTGGACCGCGTCGTGCTGCCGGGCGAGCCGGAATACGCGCGGGTCATGGCGGGCGAGGCCGTGCCGGCGCAGCCCAGCAACCGGTCGGCGCGTCCGCCCGCCGCGACTGCAACCACACCGCCCGCCTGGGCCGCCCCGGGCGCAGCGACGCCATCTGCGGCCGCGCCCCGCATGTGGGAGCGCCCCGCTGCCACCAGTCCCGCCCCCGTGGCGCCTCAGCCCGCAGAACCGTCTCTCACTGCGCCGGCCATGGGCGGCCCGGCTTGGTTGAACGGGTGATGCGTCGGTGGTTCGTCGCCGCTGGGCGCGGTCGGCACCGCCGCGTGCCGCGGTGGCAGCGCCAGCGCCAGCGCCGCTTCCCGGCTGCACGCCCGCAGATCAGGTCCGACGGCTCACCTGCGCGCTGTGCCGACGTGAGGCGAAGGGCTTCGGCTACGTGCACGAGATGCGGCTCGGCATCCACCCAAAGCTGTCCTTCTGCTCGATGCGCTGCTGCGACGCCGGCAGCGCGCTGGCGCGGCGGAGCGGCGGCGTGATCGACAAGACACCCATGGAGGCACGCGCGGTGAAGGACGCGCGCCGGCCGCTCGCGGAAGTGCTGGTCGAGCTGAACCTCATGGCGCCGTTCCACGACCGCAGCGCGGCGGAGATCGATCGCATCATCGAGGCATGCGTCGATGGCTTCCAGGCCTCGATGCAGCGCCAGGCTGCCGAGCGGGATCCGCTCGACGACCCTCTCCCGTTTTGAGGATGATCATGGTCCTCGACCTCAATCATCAATCCGGCCTGGTCTATGGACGCGTCGTGCACGGCGCCGCCGACACCACCGCGAGGATCAACGCGCATGTCGATGCCGCGCTGATCGCGCGGAACCGCGAGCAGCGACCGCGTGACTATCTCGGCGGCAGCCGCATCGGCGAGGCCTGCGCGCGCAAGCTGATCTACGAGGTGGCGCACGCGCCGAAGGATGCGGGCCGCGATTTCGACGGCAGCATCCTCCGCGTCTTCGATGCCGGGCACCAGTTCGAGACCTTGTCCATCCGCTGGCTGCGCCAGGCGGGTTTCGACCTGCGTGATCGCGGCGCCGATGGCGAGCAGTTCGGCTTTGCCGCCGCGGGCGGAAAGCTGCGCGGCCATGCCGATGGCGTCATCGTCGCGGGTCCCGATGTCGGCATCCGGTGGCCCTCTCTCTGGGAGCACAAAGCCCTCGGCCAGAAGTCGTGGAACGACCTGGTCAAGCACGGCCTGCGCCAGTCCAAGCCGGTCTACTTCGCGCAGGTGCAGCTCTATATGGCCTACTTCGAGCTCGAGGTGGCGCTGCTCACGGCGCTGAACCGCGACACGCTGGCGCTGCACCACGAGGCGGTGCCCTTCGACGCAGCCGAGGCACAGCGCCTGTCCGATCGCGCCGTCGACATCCTCCGCGCTGCTGACGCCGGCGAATTGCCGCCGCGCATCGCCGCGCGCGCCGATTTCTACCTCTGCCGCTTCTGTCCCTATGCGGCGCGCTGCTGGGAGGCGCCGGCATGAACGACATCACACCCTCCGACACCCAGCACCGCGCCATCGCTGCGATCCGGGCATGGTTCGAGCACGGCACCGAGAAGCAGCAGGTGTTCCGCCTGTTCGGCTTTGCGGGCACCGGCAAATCGACTGTCCTGAAGTTTGCGCTGGAGGAGCTCGGCCTCGAGCCGCATCGCGACGGCGGTGATGGAGAAGGCTGCGTGTCCGGCGTCGTCACCGCCACCTTCACCGGCAAGGCCGCGCTGGTCCTGCGCCGCAAGGGCACGCCGGCGCGCACCATCCACAGCCTGATCTACAGCGTCATCGAGGCGACCGAGGAGGAAGTCGAGGCCGCCGAGAAGAAGATCACCGAGGCGATGGCCAGCGCGCGACAGCTCTCGGGCTTCGACCGCACCACCGCCGAGGCGACGATCGAGGTGATGCGCCAGGCCGTCTCCGAGATGAAGCGGCCCCGCTTCGCGCTGAACCCAAAGAGCGACGCGGCGCATGCGAGGCTCATCGTGCTCGATGAGGTCTCGATGGTCGGCGAGGACATGGCGCGCGACCTGATGAGCTTCGGTAAGCCGATCCTGGTCCTCGGCGATCCCGGCCAGCTTCCACCCATCCAGGGCGAAGGCGCGTTCACGAAGGACGCGCCTGACATCATGCTCACCGAGATCCACCGCCAGGCCGCGGAGAGCGCCATCATCCGCCTCGCGACCATGGCCCGCAAGGGCGTGGCGATCGGCTTCGGGCAGTACGACACCCACGTCTGGAAGATGCGCAAATCCGACGTGACGCCGGAGCAGGCGCTCCGCGGTGGCCAGGTCATCTGCGGCATGAACGCGACGCGCCTGCAGCTGAACAACGCCATGCGTCAGGCTGCCGGCTTTGGGCCAGGCTCGCTGCCAACCGGCCCGGCCGAGAAGATCGTCTGCCTGAAGAACCAGAACGACCTCGGGCTGATCAACGGCATGTTCCTCTCGCTCGACGCCGTCGTCGACGAGGGGACCCACTACTTCTCGGCGGTGGTGACCGATGAGGACGGTAATCGCATCGGGCCGCCGCAGCAGGACGGCAGCCGCGGTCGACTGCGCATCTACAAGGGACACTTCGAAGATCACATCGCCTTCGACAAGCAGCGCCACGACCGCGACTGGAAGACCAAGCGCGCGCTGACCGAGGCGACCTTCGGCTGGGCCATCACCGGCCACAAGAGCCAGGGCTCGCAGTGGGAGAACGTGGTGGTCTGGGACGATGGTCTCGGCCGCACGGAGCTCGATCGCCGTCGCTGGCTCTACACCACGATCACCCGCGCCGAGCAGGGCCTGGTGATCCTGGCATGAACGCCGAACCCCATCCCGCCGCCACCGCACCAGCATGCATCGACCTCAACGATGCCGGGCCCATGCTGCCAGTTCGGCATGACCTGGCCGAGGTCCGTCGCAGGCTCGCGGACACGGCGCGGAACTGGCTGCCGGCGCTGTTCCCGCAGGCGGTCCGCTCCCAGGACCGGAAGACGCTGCGCTGCGCCGATCTGTCCGGCCGCCGCCCCCGTGGCGAGGGATCCTGCGTCCTGCACCTCGAGGGTCGCTTTGCGGGATGGGGATTTGACCATGCAACCGGCGAAAGCGCCGGGCCGATCGACATGGTCTATCACGCGACGGGGCTGACGGAGGCGCGGCTCTTCGCCGAGGCCGCGCGGCTTGCCCATATGGAGCGGTCGGCGGCGAGCCAGCGGCCGCAGGAGCCGAGGCCAGACCATAGCCGCGAGGTGGCGCGCTTGCTGGAAGGCTGCCAGACGCTCGTCGGCACGGTGGCCGAGACCTATCTGCGCGGCCGCGGGCTGGAGGTGCCGGACAGCCCCGACCTGCTGTTCCACCCGGACCTCCCTGACTTCGAGACGAAGCGTGGCTGGGCGGGGATGGTGGCAGTCGTCCGTGATGGCGCCGGCGAGCCCACCGGCGGCATCCATCGCACCTACCTGCTGGACGACGGCTCTGCGAAGGCGCCGCCGGGGAAAAAGATGCTGGGGCCCGTGGCCGGCGGCGCAGTGCGCCTGGCGCCGTTCCCCGCCGACGGCCGGATTGGCGTTGCCGAGGGCATCGAGACCGCGCTCTCGGCGCTGGCGATCTTCGGCGTGCCGACCATGGCTGCGCTCTCCGCAGATGGGCTGCGCCGTTGGCGGCGGCCGGACGGCACCACTCACGTCACCATCTTCGCCGATGCCGGCCTGCCGGGCATGCAGGCCGCGGCCACGCTGGCGGACCAGCTGAACCTCGCCAATATCCCTTCACGAATCGTCGCGCCGCTGCATGGCGACGACTTCAACGACGACCTGCGGCAGGGCGTGACGGCCGAGCACTATGCGGAGCCGGCAACAGCGTCTCCAGCTGAAGCAGGCGCGCTGCCCGCTGACACCGCCACGCTGGACGACATGCTCGCCGCGGCATCGGCGCTGACGAATCCACCGGATATGGCGCCGCTGTCGACGCTGCTCGGCCGATTGGTGACAGCGCGGCTGGAGCCGCTCCCCGAACGGCAGGTCCTTGCCGCGGTGAAGTCCGCCACGGGCATCGCCGTCTCCATCCTGGAAAAGCAACTGACGGAACTTCGCCGCCGGCTGAATGCCACCGGCGATGTCCACACCGCGCCGATCCGGCCGCGCTGGTCCTCTCTGCTGCGCCTCGACCTCAGCGGCATCCCTGAGCGCAACGAGGCCAACGTCATAACGGCCCTGTCCCTGGATCCCGCGTTCGCCGGCGCACTGGCATTCGACGAGTTCAGCCAAGAGATCATGATCACCCGCTCGCTGCCCTGGGAGGGCACCGAGATCGCGCTGCCGCGCCCGTGGGGCGATGCAGACGATGTCCGCTGCGCCGAATGGCTCCAGCGCCACGAGATCAATGTGCCACCCGTCGTGGTCGGCCGCAGCGTCGTGGCGGTGGCCCGCAATGTCCGCCTGCACCCCGTGCGGGACTATCTCAATGCGCTCGCCTGGGACGGCACACCGCGGCTCGAAGCCTGGGCATTGACCTATCTCGGCGCAGCCGACACGCGCCTGAACCGTGCCATGGCGTCGCTGTGGATGATCTCCGCCGTCGCGCGGATCATGCAGCCCGGCTGCAAGGCCGACCACATGCTCATCCTGGAGGGGCCGCAGGGTATCCGGAAATCAACGGCGCTGAAGGTCCTGGCTTCGGAGCCCTGGTTCACCGACGAACTTGCCGAACTGGGATCGAAAGACGCCGCGCAGCAGATGCGGGGCGTGTGGATCATCGAGATGGCCGAGCTCGACGCAATGGGCCAGGCTGATGTCTCCCGCATCAAGGCCTTCCTTAGCCGCACGACCGATCGATACCGCCCTCCCTATGAGCGGTACGTCGTGACTGTGCCGCGGCAATGCGTGCTCGCCGGAACGGTGAACCCGGACACCTACCTGCGCGATGAGACCGGCAATCGGCGCTTTTGGCCGGTGCGCTGTGGCGACATCGACCTCGACGGGCTGCATCGCGATCGCGACCAGCTCTGGGCCGAGGCCATCGTTCGCTATCGCGCCGGCGCACCATGGTGGATCGAAGACCGGGCAGTGGTTGCCGAGGCAAGCGCCGCGCAGGAGGAGCGCTACCAGGGCGACGCGTGGGATGGGCGCATTGAGCGCTGGCTGGCCTGCGAAAGGCACCCGGTCAATGTTGGCTTTGGGCAACACGAGGATTGGCAGGATCGCTACGTGCCGCGGCAGAAGCCGCTGACCGATGTCTCGATCGGCGAGGTGCTTGAACAGGCGCTCGGCATCGAGGCCGCCAAATGGACGCGCGCCGACCAGATGCGCATCGGGGCGTTCTTCCGCGCGAGGAAGTGGGTGAAGTATCGGACGAGGACCTCACCTCGTGAATGGCGATACGTGGCGCCCGGGATGCCGGTGCCATGACGCGGCCGGTCCGCTGTCCAACCTCGTCCAACCTTGTCCAACCTGCTCGGCGGAGGTTGGACAGCCGGAAGTCCAGGTCTTCTGGGACTTTCCGCGTGTCACGCCGTCGTTGTCCAACCTGTCCAACCTTTTCCCTTAGAGCCATATGCGAAGGGTGTAGGTCGGCCAGACATACATTCTCCTATACGGGTTTAGGGAGATGGTCGGCAGGTTGGACAGGTTGGACGGATCACGCCAACCCACTGATTAGTAATCGAAATTCCTGTCCAACCTGGGCGAGCCAGGTTGGACGGGGTTGGACGGCCAGCCTCCGGCAGCGTCGAGGCCCGATCGCCCGAGCGCCGCCGGCACCTCGATCAGTTCCTCGAAGCCGGGCGACGACGGCGAGCTCCGCCAAGAACCGCGCCGTCGCCGCCCTCACCACGATCATCCCCTCTCGGAGACCATCATGGCTCTTGCGACTCTCCCTATGCCCGCCACGCATGCAAGCGGCCCGCCCATCGCCCTCCCGCCCGCGATCAGCCTGGCGCATCACGCCGTGCTCGCCCTCGATCTTGGCACCACCGCCGGCTGGGCCCTGCGGTCGCGTGACGGCGGCATCACCTCCGGCACCATGACCTTCAAGCCGACCCGGTTCGAGGGTGGCGGGATGCGCTTCCTGCGTTTCCGCGGATGGCTGGCCGAGGTCGCCGCCCTGTCCGGCGGTGTGGCGCGGATCGTATTCGAAGAGGTGCGCCGGCACGCCGGTACCGACGCCAGCCACGTTTACGGCGGCTTCCTCGCTACGCTCACTGCCTGGTGCGAGGAACACGAGGTCCCCTACGAGGGGGTTCCGGTCGGGACGATCAAGCGCTTCGCCACCGGCAAGGGCAATGCCGACAAAGCGAAGATGGTCGCCGCCATCCAGGCCCGCGGCTTCCGCCCCACCGATGACAACGAGGCGGACGCCATCGCGCTGCTGCTCTGGGCGACCGAGCCCACGGGAGGCCGCGCATGAGCATGCACGGCGCACCGCTGCCGCCCCGCTCCTGCCTGGACCGTGGCACGCGCAGCCCGACCAGCGACAGCGAGGTGAACGCCATGCGCGCCGCCGCTTGGCATCGGCACGGCGTGGCCGCTTTGCTTGTGGCCGAGATCACCGATGACTGGCTGCGCCAAGCCATCATCAACGAAGCCAATCGGCGCTGGGGGCGTCGCAATGGGGAGAACCATCATGGCCGGTAAGCGCAAGCCGAAGCGGGTGATCGAGGACCTAGCGAAGCCATCGAAGTGGCGGTTGCAGCATGGCGACTTTTCGGAGCCAACGCGGGACGCCGATCCTGAAACCGGCACGCCCGTGGCGCATCGTCGCGCTGTGGACACGCTCGGCCAGATGCTCCTCAACGGCACTATCACGCCGCAGATGCACGAGGCGGGGTGCATCTTCCGGACGCTGTTCCGCTCCGCCGCGCTGGACGGCATTGCCACCACGCAGTTCGTGCGGCTCGGCGGCGCGACCGCCGACACCATGTCGGTCCGGCAGGTCGATGCACGACGACGCGTGGCGCGGGCTATCGACGCGCTGGGTGGGCACGACAGCCCCGCCGGCTCCTGCGTCTGGTTCGTCGTGGGCTTGGAGATGTCGGTGCGCGAATGGGCTGCACGCCGTGGCTGGAGCGGCAGGCCACTGCCGCAGCCAATCGCAGGGGGCATGCTGGTCGCTGGCCTCGGCATCCTGGCGATGCACTTCGGGCTGACGCCGCGTTCACAGGCGGCGTGATACCGCCAATGGCAGGGCTGCTGCGCGGGTAGACGCGGCTCAGGCGATTCCTTGAACGGCCCAAGCGCGGGCCGTGAGGCCGATGCTGCCGTTGGGCTCTGTGGGCAAGGAGGCGCGGAGATGTTCGCGCAAAGCAGCTCGGCGGTCCTCCGGAAGTGACATGCAATAGGCGGGCGCCGGGGCGCCGCCCGCCAGGAAGGGACGCCAGTAGTCGTCGAAGTCGCGGAAGACGGTGGGCACTTCGATTGCCGCCACCTCCACGTTGCTTAGCCCCGCCCGCTCGAACAATTCTCGCAGCGGGTCGGGACGGCAGAGCGCAAATCGCAGCGCTTCGTCCTTCCCTCCGGCGCCCTCAGGGTCGAGCGCGGCTGCTGCGTCCCAGAAGCGACGCATCATCTGCATGCCCTCAGCGTAGTCCCATACGTAAGCCGCGACGCGCCCGCCCGGACGGGCAGCGCGGCGCATCTCTGCAGCCGCCTTGGCTTGGTCCGGCACGAAGTTCAGCACGAGACCGCTCACCACCACGTCGAACTCATCGTCCGTGACGGGCAACGCCTGTGCATCTCCCAGGCGAAACTCTACCCGCTTGTCCGTGACCCGATGTCGAGCATAGGCCAGGAAGGCCTCAGAGGGGTCCACGCCCAGTACGGAGGAAGGGCCGAAGCGTTCGAGGACGGCGCTGCTGAGCGCCCCGGTGCCGCAGCCGACGTCCAGCCAGCGAGCGCCTTTGGGCACGCCGAGTTGATCGAGAAAGTCTGCGGCGACGAGCCGGCTCCAGCGTCCCACGTAGGGCTCGTAGGCTTCGCCTGCCGCCCACAGCTTGTCCGCTACACTCGTCCGCGGGACTGCCTTGTCGTCGGTCATCGCGTCCATCCTTGGCCGCCACGCGCCGATTGTAGCGGATCGGACGGCGTGAAACGAGCGGCAGCATCGGTCTGAACGCCTTCGTCGCGCTGTTACAATTCACACCATGGCGGCGCGCAAATCGAGTTGGCTATGATGGTGACACGTCGAGAAGGTGCGTCGGGCGCTGCGGCTCCCGAGCCACTCGCCAGCTGATCAGCCACTGTGGCTCTCGAGCCGCAGGGTCCTTCCTGGCCCCGCTGTATGCGGGGGGCGGAAGCGCGCTAGGTCGCTAGCGCCAGGCCGGAAATATGGTTTGCGGTTTGCAGCCTTTCCCTGCGCAATCAAACGGATAGCTGCAAACCACGCCGCGCCAGGTTGGCAGCCGCGGGCCGCATGGTTTGCACCCACCCCAGATACCGGATGGCCAGATGAGTCTCCCCTGGATGGCGGCGAAGATCTTGCTGCGTCCGGTGGTGGAGCTGCGCCCGCATGACGGCAACGCGCGCGTGCACAGCGCCGCGCAGCTCGAGCAGATCAAGGCCAGCATGCTGGCCTTCGGCTTCACCAACCCGCTGCTGGTGGACGAGGACGGCGTGCTGATCGCGGGCCACGGGCGGCTGGAAGCTGCGTCCGCACTCGGCATGGCCAAGGTGCCGGTGATCGTGCTGCGGCACCTCTCCGCGGCGCAGAAGGAGGCGCTGCGCCTCGCCGACAACCGCATCGCGGAGAACGCAACCTGGGACCAGGCGCTGCTGCGTGATGCGCTGGCCGCGGTGCGGGCGGCGCAGGACATCGACCTCGGCGCGCTCGGCTTCTCGGCGGATGAGCTCGCGGACATCCTCGCGGCGGCTGGAGATGCCGTGTCCGACGGCGACGCGCCCGAGGCTCTGTCCGCGACCGACGCCGAGAAGCCTTCCTCGCCCGCCATCGGCACCGAAGCGGATGCCGACGTCGATGATCCCGCTGATGCCGATCCACTTCCGCCGCGCCAGGCCGTCACGCGTCCCGGTGACCTCTGGGTGCTGGGCGACCACCGCCTTCTCTGCGGCGACAGCACCGACGCCGCCAGCGTGGCGCGCGTCATGGGCGACGACCGCGCCGCGCTGCTGTTCACCTCGCCGCCCTACGGCAATCAGCGCGCCTACACCACCGGTGGCATCTCGGATTGGGATGCGCTGATGCAGGGCGTCTTTCAGCACCTGCCGGCGATCCTCGCCGAGGACGGCCAGGCGCTGGTCAACCTCGGCCTGATCCATCGCGACGGCGAATGGCAGCCTTACTGGCAGGGCTGGGTGGAATGGATGCGCGCGCAGGGCTGGCGCCGCTTTGGCCTCTACGCCTGGGATCAGGGCCCCGGACTACCGGGCGATTGGAACGGCCGCTTTGCGCCGGCCTTCGAGCTGGTGTTTCACTTCAACCGGAAATCCCGCCAGCCGAACAAGATCATCCCCTGCAAGTGGGCTGGGACGGAGAACAAGGGCAGCGGGTTGCGCGCCGCGGATGGCGAGGTGAAGGCTTACACCCATGCCGGCCTGCCGGTGCAGGAGATGCGCATCCCCGACAGCGTGCTGCGCATCACCCGCCACAAGGGCCGCGGCATCGAGACCGAGCACCCGGCGGTGTTCCCGGTCGCGCTGCCCGAGTTGCTGCTGCAGACCTACGCCATGCTCGGCGATGCGGTGTTCGAGCCCTTCGCCGGCTCCGGCACGACGATCCTGGCGGGGCAGCGCACGGGGCGGAAGGTGCGGGCGATCGAGCTCGCGCCGGCCTATGTCGATCTGGCCATCGCGCGCTACCGCATGGTGTTCCCCGAGCTGAAGGTCACGCTGGCCGATGATGGCCGCGACTATGACGCCGTTGCCGCGGCGCGGACGGAGGTCAGCGCCAATGCAGCTTGATCTCGTCGTCTCTAGCCTGCCGGTGGCGGCGCTGGTCCCTTATGCCGAGAACGCGCGCACCCACTCGCCGTCGCAGGTCGCGCAGATTGCCGCCTCCATCGCCGAGTTCGGCTTCGTGAACCCGGTGCTGGTCGACGCGGAGGGCGTGCTCATTGCCGGCCACGGCCGCGTCATGGCGGCGAAACAACTGGGGCTCGCCTCAGTACCGGTGCTGCGGCTCGGCCATCTCTCCCCGGCGCAGGCGCGTGCGCTACGCCTGGCCGACAACCAGATCGCCCTGAACTCGGGGTGGGATGAGGCACTGCTCGCCGCCGAGATCGCCCGCATTCGCGACGAAGCGGTGGTCGACCTGGACGTGCTCGGCTTCTCCGGCATGGAATTGGATCGGTTGCTGGCCGCGGCCGATGCCGGCCTCGGCGATGATGCCGATGACGCCCCGCCACCGCCCGTTGTGCCGGTGAGCCGCACCGGCGACCTCTGGCGCTGCGGCGAGCATCGCCTGCTGTGCGGGGATGCGACGAAACTGGCCGACGTGCAGCGCGCCCTTGGCGCCGGCCACCTGGCCGACATGGGCTTCGTCGATCCACCCTATAATGTCGCTTACGAGGGCGGCACCGCGGCCAAGATGACCATCGCCAATGACGCGCTCGGCGGCGGCTTTCCCGAGTTCCTGCGTCCGGCCCTGGCCAACCTGCTCTCGGTCACGAAGGGCGCCTGCTACGTCTGCATGTCGTCGTCGGAGTGGCCGACGCTGCATCGCGTCTGGCAGGAGGCGGGCGGCAAATGGTCCAGCACGATCATCTGGGCAAAGAATACCTTCGCGCTCGGCCGTGCCGACTACCACCAGCAGTTCGAGGCCATGCTTTATGGCTGGAAGGCCGGCGCGCAGCATTATTGGTGCGGCGCGCGCGACCAGGGGAACGTCTGGCACTTCGACAAGCCAGCGCGGAACGACTTGCATCCGACGATGAAGCCGGTGGCCCTGGTCGAGCGCGCCATCCGCAACAGCAGCAAGCCGCGCGACACCGTGCTGGATTGCTTCGGCGGCTCCGGCACCACCATGATCGCGGCAGAGCGCACGGGGCGGCGCGCCGTGCTGCTAGAGATTGATCCCGCCTATGCCGATGTGATCGTACGGCGCTGGCAGGAGACGACCGGCGAAGCCGCGGTGCTGGAGGGTGACGAGCGGGTCTTCGCGGACATCGCGTCGTGCCGGGCTGCCGCCTCGACGTAGGTTGTCAGCGCCAGAGGCGGCGGACGCGCAGGAAGACGCGGTATCCGATCTCCAGGACGGGAAGCACGATCGGCGATGCTGCGAGCCTCCCGGCCCATGCGAGCTTCGGGAGTTGCTGCCAGATTTCGGCGAAGGCGGCGGCACCGGACGCCAAACTGCCGTCGGCGCGCCGGACATGCATGCGCGCCAGCGCCGCGTCGCGCGACAGACCAGGACCGAGACCATTCGCATCGCACGCGGTGACGTCAACGAAGTCGAGCCGTTCCGCGCCTGGGACCTTGCGGTACTGACCGATCTCGCGCGAGCAGATCGGGCACGCGCCATCGTAGTAGACGGTCGTGGTGGGCGCGGCGCTGGACGTGTTCATGCCGCAGACATGGCCCCTGCGTCGCTCAGCACCAGGCCGCCGGTATCGTGAACGGACAGGATCATCTGTCGATCCAGAATACCCAATCATAGCAACAAGATAACGCTGTATCGCGCTTGGCTCGTGCGCGCCACAGCGCGAATGGTCCGTCACACGCAGGGGATGCCCTGCACCACGACGGAGACGACCATGACCGACCGCGAAGCCTGCGCCGCCCGCAACCAGGAACGCAGCCTGGTCGCCTTCCTCGCGAAGAAGGCTGAATTCGACGCCCTCCTCGCGGAACTCACCCAGGCCAGCGCGGACCATTTCGGCGCGGACCCCGAGACGGTGGTTTGGGGCGAAGCGGCCTGGCTTTCGGATGCCACCGCGAAGCTGAAGGACATCGCGGACCAGCACTTCCGCCGCGGCGAATACGCCTGCTGAAGCGGACTGCCCCCGCACCGCCCCGACCGACGAGGCCGGCGGGGCTCCCGGCAGTAGGGGCCGATGACCGGCACCCGAAACCGGAGACCACCACGATGACCAAGCTTTCCGACACGCAATCGATGATCCTGCTCGCCGCCGCGCAGCATGAGATGGGCATAGCCCACGCGCCAAAAACTCTGCCGGCCGCGGCCCGCAACGCGGTGTTCCGCAGCCTGATCAAGAACAACCTTCTGACCGAGATCAACGCGCCGCGGGAGCATGTCGGTCTCGGCTGGCGCCAGGACGACGACGGCACCTGGATCGTGGCGCGCATCACCGACGAGGGGCTGCGCGCCATCGGCATCGACCCGAACGAGGGCGACGCAGGGGCCGGCGAGCCCGACTGCTCCGGCATCGAGGGCAGCGTGCCCTACACGGCGCCCACGGTGGCGCCGGCTGCGGAGCCCGCCACACGGGACGCCACGGTTGCCGAAGCCGCCCAGGCCGCGCCCCTGACGGAGGAGATCGCCATGCTCGACCAGGCCCTCGCGGCACGCGCCGTCGCGCCGCGGACCAGCCTGCGCGACGCCGCCGCGGCGGTGCTCGCCACCTGGGATGACGAGGCAAACCGTGCGGGCGACGGGATCGGCGGCCTGAACGCGCCGATGGAAGCCCTGCGCACCCTGCTCGTCGGCAAGCCCGCCCGCGCCCTGCGCGAGCCTGGCGCGCCGCGCAAGCCGCGCGAGGGCACCAAGCAGGAGCAGGTCCTGGCCATGCTGCGCCGCCCCGAGGGGGCGACGGTCGCGCAGATCGCCGAGGCCACGGGCTGGGCACAGCACACGGTCCGCGGCTTTTTCGCCGGGCTGAAGAAGAAGGGCCACACGATCGAGGTGAAGTCGCGCGAGCGGATGGTCGGCCCGAACAAGACCGGCGCGAATGGGTCCTTCACCATCTACGCCCTGGCAGATTAAAGCCGGGAGCGGTTGGTCAGGGATCGCCGCTGGAAGGCGGCGGACCCTGATGCCGTTCCCAGGGCTTCAACTTCGGCTTCGGGGGATCGAGGGCCAACAGCAATTCCTCCACTGTCCATCCTTGACGCTTCGCAGCGTTGGCAACGCCCTGCAGCACCTCGCGCGCATCATCGATGTACAGCTTCACAACACGCGGTGTGCCGACACCGTTCCCCGCCAGAGCCAGCGCTTTTGCCGTCGCGTAGATCATCTTCTCGATGTCTTTCGGTACGTTCCGCTGTGGCATCTCGGCCGTCCTCTGCTCGCCCCACGATGTTGCACATCGCGCGTCTCGGCGACCATCGAAAACCTAGTAGATAAGACCTGACGCGTGGCACCCGACGAATATGGCTGTTTTCGACCCGAAGCCGACGCTCGCCGCCTTCCCGACGACACCCCGGCGTTTCCGAAAAGGATGGTGTAATGGGAATGGTCGAGCGGCGGCAAAATTCGATCACGGCTGAACGCCTTTGGCCGTCCAAGCCGCCATCTCGCCATCGGCTAGGTCCTAAGCGACGCCTCAAATCACTTTGGGAAGTGAATGCCGCAAAGCTTATTGCCATCAGGATCACGAACGTAAGCCAGCTCGATCGTGCCCATGGAAGCTGTCTCCCGAGGTCCGGGGGGAGCCTCAATCGACGTACCGCCGGACGCTACCGCGACGTCGTGGAACTGCTTTACCTGCTCAGGCGAATTGCACTGGAACGCAACGGTGCCACCATTGGCGACGGTTGCTGGCTCGTCGTTGATGGGCTGAGTGACGATAAAGGCGGTACCATCCTGACCACGGTAGATAAGCCGGGTATGACCACTATTGGCCACGTTTAGCATCGCTTCTCCCACCCCAAGGGTGCCGAGGACGGTGTCGTAAAAGCGCTTGGATCGATCAATGTCGTTGGACCCGACCATGGTGTGGAAGAGCATGCATCTTCTCCTACTGAGATGTGTCACTATCTCACGCTATCTGTATTCCCAACAGTAGCGGAAATTGGGCGCCGGATAGACGGGGACGAGCGTACCGATTGAGCCTTTCGGCCATTCCCGATTAGGAATGTCCAGCGGGAAGCCCGCTTCCCAAGCGGGGCAGGACGGCGGGAGCGGGTATCCCTTTCCCGAAACCTGTTCCCAAATCGTCTTTCCCGAAGTTGCTCGACGCAGATGGGAAAACGGGAATGGCTCAGGCACGGTTGCGGCCCCTGCCGCACACGGGAGCTATGACCGCTTCCCACCACAAGCTGACCTGTGGCCATGGGTACCAAGCGTCAGGTTTCGTCGACTAGCGACCTTCGTCCGTTGTGAGAAGGCCGGCATCGCCATCACGCGCGGCGGGAGGTCGCCGCCATGCCCGAGCTCACCCCATCTACCCGCGAGGCCGCCCGGCGCCTTGGCGTGAGCGACACTGCCATCCACAAGGCCGAGCGTGCGGGACGCATCGCCCGCGAGCCGGATGGTCAGTGGGACATCGACAAGACCCGACGCCGCCTGGCGGAAACTGCAGATCCCGCCCGCTCGCCCCTGGCCAGCGGTGGCGGCGCGGAGGGCACGCCCTTCGCCCGGCTGAAGGTCGCGCAGCTCGCCCTCAAGGTGGAGGCGCAGCGCCTCTCGCTCGACGAGACCAAGCGCCGCCTGCTCGACGTCACTGAGGCGAATGCCGCGCTCGACGAGATCGGCAGCACCATGCGCGACGCGCTGCTGAACTGGCCCGCCCGCGTCTCAGGCCTGATCGCTGCCGAGATCAGCGTCGACCCGCACCTGCTGCAGACCATCCTGCAGAGCCACATCAACGACCTGCTGACGGAGGCGGCCGATCGCTTCGACCCAGCAGGCCTCGGAGGGGACCGGTCTTCGCAGCCGTGACCATGTGCGCCGGCGTGTCGGCGCCATGCTCCGCCCGCCGCCGCAGCTCACGGTTTCGGAATGGGCCGAACGGCATCGCATGCTCGGCAGCCGCGCCTCGGCTGAACCGGGCCCCTGGCGCACCAGCCGCACGCCCTACCTGAAGGACGTGATGGACGCGCTGTCGGCGGTGCATCCCGCTCGGCGCGTCGTATTCATGAAGGGCGCGCAGGTCGGCGCGCCGCTGGCCATCGACACGCCCATCCCGACGGCGGAAGGCTGGGCGGCAATGGGCTCGCTTATCGTCGGCGATACGCTGTTCGATGAGCGCGGTCGACCCTGCCGCGTCACCGGCGTGTCGCCGATCATCATTGGCCGTGCGTGCTACCGGATCACCTTCGACGATGGTGAGAGCGTTGTCTGCGATGGTGAGCATCGCTGGCCAGTCTGGGACTTCACCGATGGCGAGAAGCCGGCCGCGCGGGTTCTGCACACGCGGGAGATGATCAAATGGGTCCGCATCGGGCGTGGCCCGCGCTATCGCTATGCCATCGACTGCTGTGCTCATGCGGAACTGCCGGACCAGGACCTGCTCATCCATCCCTACGTGCTCGGGATGTGGTTGGGCGATGGCTCCTCGGCCATGAACCATATCAGCGTCCACGAGGAGGATGCGGAAGCCGCCGAGCACCTCCAGGCCTGCGGCGTGGTCGCGCAATTTCGTCTGCCCCGATGGCGCAAGGGCCGCTGTGCCAACATCGTCATCGACCCGACATTCCGGCTGGCCGACGATGGCGAGACGCTGGCCAGCATTCAGCACCGCTCGCAGTTTACGACGCGGCTGCGAATGCTGGACGTGCTGGACAACAAGCACATCCCCGCCGCGTATCTGCGCGCGAGCCGGGAGCAGCGGCTCGATCTGATCCGCGGCATGATGGATTCGGACGGCACCATCACGCCGGACGGCAAGCGCTGCGAGTTCTCGAATGCCGATCGCCGCCTGGTGGATGGCATGCTCGAGCTGCTGCGCAGCCTCGGCTACAAGCCGACCGTCTACTTTGCGGCGTCGCGGCGCAAGGTCATCAACGGTCAGGACCGGAGCTCTCTCGGCTACTGGCGGGTGTCGTGGACAGCCTATTGCGAGGAGCCGATGTTCCGGCTCTCCCGCAAGGTGGCGCGGATGCGCTCTATCGCGCGCGGCAGGCCCGGCAAGAGCCGGCGACGCCGCATCGTCAGCATCGAACCCACCAATAGCATGCCGGTCCGCTGCATCGAGGTGGACTCGCCGAACCACCTCTATCTCTGTGGCGAAGGTTGGATCCCGACGCACAACACCGAAAGCGGCAACAACTGGCTCGGCTACATCATGCACCACGTGCCGGCACCCGCGCTGGCGGTGCAGCCGACTGTGGAGCTGGCCAAGCGCTTCTCGCGCCAGCGTATCGACCCGCTGCTGGAGGAGACACCCGCGTTGCGGGAACGCGTCGCCCCGGCTCGGGCGCGCGACAGCGGCAACACCATGCTGTCGAAGGAATTCCCGGGCGGGATCCTGGTGCTGACGGGGGCGAACAGCGCGGTCGGGCTGCGCTCGATGACGGCGCGCTTCCTGTTCCTGGACGAGGTGGACGCCTATCCCGGTGATGTCGCCGGAGAGGGTGACCCGATCGCCCTGGCCGAGGCGCGCGCCCGCACCTTCGGCTGGCGCCGCAAGGCCTTCCTGGTCTCGACGCCGACCATCGCAGGCCGCAGCCGCATCGAGCGCGAATACGCTGCCTCCGACCAGCGACGGTTCTTCGTGCCGTGCCCCGAATGCGGGGAGATGCAGGGGCTGCGCTTTGAGCGGCTGCTCTGGGAGAAGGGTGCGCCGGAGACGGCGCGGTATCACTGCATCGCCTGCGACCATCCGATGCAGGAGCACGACAAGACCGCCATGCTCGGCGGCGGGGAATGGCGGGCGACGGCCGAGGGCCAGGATCCGCACACGATCGGCTTCCACATCTCGGCGCTCTACTCGCCGGTCGGCTGGCTCTCCTGGGCGCAGATCGCCCGGGATTGGGAGGCGGCCCAGGGCAAGCCCGAGGACATCAAGACCTTTCGCAACACCGTGCTGGGCGAGACCTGGCAGGAACAGGGCGAGGCGCCGGATTGGGAGCGCCTGGTCGAGCGGCGCGAGGACTTCCGGATGGGCGTCGTGCCGGCCGGGGCCCTCTGCCTCACCGCGGGCGTGGACGTGCAGGACGATCGCCTGGAATGCGATGTCTGGGGCTGGGCGGAGGGCTTCTCGTCCTGGCTCGTTGATCACGTCGTCATCACCGGCAGCCCGCGGGACCGCGAGCCCTGGGACGATCTGTCGAAGCTGCTCGCGCGCGACTGGCCGCGGCAGGGCGGCGGTGCCATGCGCATCGCCCGCCTCTGCGTCGACACCGGCGGCCGCGACACCGCCGCCGTCTATGGCCACCTGCGCCGCCTGCGGGATCCGCGCATCGCACCGACCAAGGGCATCGACGGCTGGAACCGGGCGCAGCCCGTGCAGGGTCCGACGCCGGTGGATGCGTTGGTCAACGGCCAGAAGCTGCGGCGCGGCCTGAAGCTATGGACGGTGTCGGTCTCGACCTGGAAGGCCGACCTGTACCGCCGGCTCTGGCTCGGCCGCGGCGACGCGGAGGAGGTGCCGCCCGGCTGGGTGCATCTGCCGCGGGGCATCGAGGCGGAGTGGGTCAAGCAGCTGGTCGCCGAGCAACTGCGCACCACCAACGATCGTCGCGGCTTCGCCCGGCAGGAATGGGCGAAGCTCAGGGAACGGAACGAAGCGCTGGACTGCGCGGTGCTCGCACGCGCCGCCCTGTGGCTGCTCGGTGCCGACCGCTACGGCGAGCGCTTCTGGCAGCAGCTGCGGGACCAGATCGCCGATGCGCCGCTGCGGCCGAGCGAGCTTCCCGCCGCTGGGAATGTCGCCCACCCACCGGCGTCACCGCAGGCCGAACTGGCGACGCCCGCAACACCACCCAGCGCCCATCGCCCGCGTGGTTGGCTCGCCCCGCGCCAGGGCTGGTTGCGCTGACACTGGAGATTCTGATGACCGCGATCGTGCCCGTGCGCACCAGCATCGCTGCCGGCCAGGCGCTGAGCGGACCCGTCGCCAGCGTCGGCTACGGCGTCTGCCTGCTGCTGCTGCCCGTCGCCTGGACCGACGCCCCGTTGACCCTGCAGGGCTCACTCGACGAGGGCGAGCCCGCGGCCTGGGCCGACCTGCATGACCATCTCGGCAATGAGGTGGTGCTGACGGCCGCCGCCGGCCGGGCGCTCACCCTACCGCCGACGCTGCTGCTTGGCTGGCGCTGGCTGCGGCTGCGCTCCGGCCTTGCCGCCGCGCCAGTGAATCAGGCAGCGGAACGCCTCCTCACCCTCGGCATCCGGCCGCTCGCATGACCGCGCTGTTCCAGCACTACCTGCCGCCCGCGCCAGCGATGCTGCCCTACGTCTCGGGGCGCTTCTACGCCTCGCAGCACGCCCGCGCGGTGGGCGGCGCGGTCGCGATGACGGCGAACCGGCTGTACTGCGTCCCCTACGTGCTGGCGCGGCCCGGGCTGTTCTCGGCCATGGCGGTGAGCGTGACGACGGGCGCCTCGGGCGTTCTGCGCATGGCGCTGGCTGCCGACAATTTCGCCGGCCGGCCGGGGGCAGTGATCGAGGAGCCGCTCGCGGACGCCGACACCACCTCCGCCGGCAATGCACTCTGCCCCTTTGCGCAGCCGCGCTGGATCTCGGCCGGGGTCTGGTGGCTGCTGCTGTACTTCTCGGGAGCGCCCTCGGTGCGCGGCACCAGCACGCAGGCGTTCAGCGGGGGGAACACGCTGCTGCTCGGCTCGGCCGCGGCGGATGGCGGCGCCGGCGGTGGCACCACCGGGAGCGAGAACGGGTTCTTCGCGTCGCTGCCCCATCAGGCCGGCGTGCCGATGATGCCGAACCCGCCCACCGGGCTGTCCTATCTGGTGAACGCCGCAGCACCGCTGCCGACGCTGCGGGCGGCGTGATGGACCCTGCTGTTCTCGCCTGGGCGCTGGCGCAACCTTCCGGCAGCCGTGCCGCCACCCTCGCGGCCGCCTACACCGGCGGTACCACGCGTGTGACTTTCGACGGCCGCACAGTCGAATACCGCTCGCTGGATGAACTCGGGCGGGCGCTCGCGGTGCTCCACGCGGCGGAGAACAGCGCCGCGCGTCGCCCGAGCGTCACCTTCGCCAGCTTCGCGCGCGAGGGAAGCAGGTGATGGGCCGTCTCCGTGATGCATGGAATGTCCTGCGCGGCTATGCCGCCGCGCAGGACCACCGCACCTCGGCCTGGGCACCTTCGGGCGGCAGCGCCAATGCCGAGGTCGGCATGGCCGCTGCGACGGTCGCGCGGCGCGCCCGCGACGCTGTCCGCAACGATCCCTATGCCAGCCGCATCGTCGATCTCTGGACCGGCAATGCTGTCGGCGCCGGCATCACCACGCGCTGGCCGGACGACGCGCACGGCCGGGCGTGGCAGCGTTGGGCGGAGAGCACCGCCTGTGATGCCGAGGGGCGGCTCGATCTGTACGGTCTGCAGGCGCTGGTCATGCGGGCGGTGGTCGAAAGCGGCGAGTGCTTCGTGCGCTTCTTGATGGTGCCGCCATCGTCTGCCAATCCGATCGGCTTGCGGCTGCAGATGCTGGAAAGCGACCATCTCGACACCGCGCGCAACGGCATGGTCGACGGCGCCGCCACGATCCAGGGCATCACCCTCGGCGAGGCCGGCGAGCCGGTCGGCTACTGGCTGCATCTGGTGCATCCCGGCGCCGCCTGGATGCTGCCGGGCGCGACCTGGCAGAGCAGCCAGCGCATCCCGGCGTCGGAGGTGCTGCACGTCTATCGCAAGCGCCGGCCTGGCCAGTTGCGCGACGTCTCGTGGCTCGCCCCGGTGCTGCTGCGACTGCGCGACCTCGGCGACTATGAGGCCGCGCTGCTGATGAAGGCCAAGATCGAGGCGTGCCTCGCCGCGGTGGTGACCGAGGAAGGCGAGGAGGCGCTGACGGGTGCGGCCGCCGGTCTGCTCCGGGATGCGCAGGGCCGGACGGTCGAGAGCTTTGAGCCCGGCATGATCCTGTATCGCCGCGGCATGGGCTCGGTGGAAGTCGTGAACCCCTCGGGCGGCGGCAGCCACGCCGCTTTCGCCCGTCGCGCCCTCGAGGCCGCCGCGGTTGGCGCCGGCCTGACCTACGACCAGGTGTCTGGCGACCTGACCCAGGCGAACTACTCCAGCCTGCGCGCCGGCAAGATCGAGTTCCGCCGCCTCTGCGAGCAGGTCCAGTACGGCATGCTGATCCCCATGCTGGTGCGCCCCATCGCGGAGCGCTTCCATGCGCAGGGCGCCTTGCTCGGGCTGTGGGGCGCGGACATGCCGGACGGCGTCAGCCACGTCCCGCCCGCACACGAGATGATCGACCCGCTGAAGGACACCACCGCGCTCATCGCCCAGGTGCGCGCCGGCTTCGTGCCGCAGCCCGAGGCGGCCGGGGCCTTCGGCTACGATTTCCGCGCCGCGGTGGAGATGATGCGTGAGGCCAATGCCCTGCTCGACGAGGCCGGCATTTCCCTCGACACCGATCCGCGCAGGGTCGCGAAGTCCGGCGCCGCGCAGGACGCGGCGCAGATGGCCGCGGTCGAGATCGCCGCTACCGGCGCCGCGGCACCGGTCAGAGGCAACGATGCCTGAGCGTTCTCGTAGACACAGATCAGTTAGGCGGCACGGCGGCCCGCGTAGCGAAATCGACACCTGACTGCATTGGCCGGTGGCCAGTCATAGACATATTCGAGATTGAAGCTGCCATAGTCGATCTGACCACGCGATTCACCGACCACGCCGCTGTCGCCCTCCCACCGGAGTTGTTCAAGGCCTCCGTTAGCACTTACCGGGCCGAAAAGACCTCTGCCGTTACCAAGCAGCAGCATACTCGCAGCACCTCGGGCGACGTTCATTGTAACCGGGAACTCGGCATTGCCGCCCGGGCAGCCAGTCCCAGAAACGAAGCGACCTGTCCCTTGATATCGGCCGTCATACGATGAGGCAGCTTGGGGCAATGCCCCTGTACTAGGAGCCGTAGAGCTGGTTGATGCAGTGCATCCAGCGAGCGCCAGGAGCAAGGCAAGAGCACTTGCGCTCCGACGGCAATCGACCATTCGAGTCTCCCTGACCTATCTCAGCGGTGTGCCGCCACTCAGCCTGTCACCGAAATCGTTACTGATGCAGTTGCTCCCTGTCCACGCGCAACCGAGGGAATAGGCATCTCGCTCGACACCGATCCGCGCCGGGTGGCGAAGTCCGGCGCCGCCCAGGACGCCGCGCAGATGGCTGCGGTGGAGATCGCTGCAACGGGTGCTGCGACCCAAGGATCCGCTGACCGGCCGCGACCCGATGAAGCGCGCATCATCTCGGACGGCGACGCCGCGGGGCGCTCCTATGTCGCCGAATAGAAGGTCTTCTCACTTATGGACCACCCGCCATCATCCCGCCGGATCATGGAGAGGAAGTCGGTGTAGTCCCGACCGTTCCAGCGCATCGACACTCTCACGACAGCAGCACGCCCGGCGCGTTCGATCGAGAGAATCTGCATGTCGAATGGCTCACCGACCGCTTGCCTGGATCCCAGGTCCGCGGCGTAACCCACGAATTGCTCGCGTGTGAGGCCTCGCCAGTCGCCGCCTCGGTATCCCTGGATCCGAGCTGTCGGATGGAAAGCAGCGTTCAGTTTCTCTGGGTCGCACTCGTGCATGCCGTCCATGTAGAGCCAAGCGACGCGCTCAATATCCGCAAGATCTGCGTCCCGCATCATACCCTCCCTTGCCAACCTGCCCTGCAGCGTATCGCGGGATAGGGTTCCACGGGATAGCCCCGTAGCGCCGAATTGCGCGGCGCAGAAAGGCACGCAGCTGGGCGCGGTCGAGATCGACGCCACCGGCGCCGCGGCTCCGCCGCGCGAGACCCCAGCACAGGGCTGAGCATGACCGAGACCACCGAACCGGGCGGCAGCGATGCTGCGCCGGATGCCCCATCCATGACCATCGTGGCGCAGCGCGCACTGGCGGCCCCGGCCACTGTCGATCGCGCCGCACGCTCCGTCGAGGTCGTGTGGTCCACCGGCGCCCGCGCGCGCAACTTCGTCCCCGCCCTCGGCCTGATCACCGAGGAGCTGGAAATGTCGCCGAACGCGGTGCGCATGGACGCGCTGCGCTCCGGCCAGGCGCCGGTGCTCGACACCCACCGCCGTGGCGGCGCGCGCGATGTGCTCGGCCGCGTCACCGCTGCCCGCCTCGAGCGCGGGCGCGGCTACGCCACGCTGCAGTTCAGCACCGCTGCCGATGTGGAGCCGGTCTGGCAGCGCATCGCCGACGGCACGCTGCGCGCGGTCAGCGTCGGCTATCGCGTGCACCGCTACGAGCCGCGGCCCGATGCCGCCACCGGCGAGACCGTCCACCGTGCGGTGGATTGGGAGCCCTTCGAGATCTCCGTCGTGCCGGTCCCCGTGGACCGCGACGCCGCAGTCCGCGCGCAGGGGGAGCAGGGCCTCCCCGCGCCAGCGATCGAGCCCGCCCTGCCTGATGAGGATCCACCCATGCCCGAGACGACGCCGGAGACCCCGGCTGCTGCCCCGTCGGCGCCGCCGTCCGCCGCGCCGTCCACCACCCCGCCCCAGGAGGCCACCGTGACCACCACGCTCAGCGCCCCGGTGCCCGCGCCAACCCGCGCAGCACCGGACCTCGACGCGGTGCGCGCCGAGGCCCAGCGCGCCGAGCGCGAGCGCATCGCCGGCATCGACGCCGCGGTCGACGCCGCCCGTGCCCTCCTGCCGGCGGACCGCATCACCCCGGTCCGTGCCGAGGCCATCGCCCAGGGCTGGACCGGCGACCAGGCCCGCCGCGCTCTGTTCGATGCCCTGGTGGTGCAGGGCCCGCGGCCGTCCATTCCCGCCCGGCCTGAGACCGGCGCCGGCCACGACGACCCGGCGCAGATCCTCGACGCCATGGCCGAGGCGCTCGCCGCCCGCGCGATGCCGGGCTACCAGCCCCAGGGGGAGAATGGTCGGAGCGGCCGCCACGCCGAGTTCATCGGCTGGCGTCCCTCCGACATGATCGGGGAGTTGCTCCGTGCCCGCGGCGAGCGCGGCGTGCCCCGCAACCCGACCCTGCTCGCCGAGCGCGCCTTCCACACCAGCTCTGACTTTCCGCTGCTGCTGGCGGCGGCAGCCAACAAGATGCTGCTCGCCGCCTATCAGCCGGCGCAGCCCACCTACCGCCAGGTCTTCCTCCGGCGCGACTTCCGCGACTTCAAGCCGCACCGCCACCTGCGCATCGGCGACTTTCCGACCCTGCTGCCGCTCGCCGAGAACGGCGAGATCCAGGTCGGGACCATGTCCGAGAGCCAGGAGATCGTCCTGCTGCAGACCTTCGCGCGGCGCATCCGCGTCACGCGGCCGATGCTGGTCAATGACGACCTCGGCGCCTTCACCGACTTCGCCGCCGCCATCGGCCGCCGCGTCGCCGAGTTCGAGAACGCCACCGCCTACAACCTGCTGAACTCGGCCAATGGTGACGGCCCGACGCTCTCCACCGGCAGCGCGCCCGTGTTTGCCACCGGTGCGGCGCGCGCCAACAAGGCCAGCACCGGCACCGTGCTCGACACCTCGACCATCGGCGCCGGCCGCACCGCCATCATGAAGCAGCGCACGCTGGACGGCCTGCCGATCTCCATGGGCCAGACCATGCGCCTGCTGGTCGGGCCGAACCTCGAGCTCGCCGCGCGCCAGGCGACGGTGGTGGTGCAGGCGAGCGAGATTGGCAAGGCGAACGTCTTTGCCGGCTTCGTGCAGCCGGTGATCGAGCCGCTGATCCAGGCGAACCGCTGGTACCTGTTCTCCGACCCGGTCGCCGCACCCGTCTATGTCTACGGCTACCTCAACGGCGCCGAGGGGCCGCAGGTGACGACCGGCCCGGTGCATGGCGCGGATGGCGTCGAAGTCAGCGTGATTTTCGACTTCGGCGTCGGCGCCATCGACTGGCGTGGCGCTTGGTTCAATCCGGGCACCTGATCCTTCCCACCACGCAGCAGCTTCGTCGAGGGCGCCCGTCCCCCGGGTCCCCAGCCAAGCATCCGCTTGGCTGGGCGGGGTGGGGCGCCTTCGGCGTTTCAGGAGACCCTTCCATGCGCAACTGCATTCGTCCCGACGCGCGCTCCATCCCGATGGTGGTGCCCTATGCCGGGGGGATCCTCTCCGGCCAGGGCATGCTGGTCGGCGCGTTCTTTGGGGTGGCGGCGTCCGACGCCGCGCAGAACGCCAGCGTCGACTGCGAGACCCGCGGCGAGTTCGAACTGACCAAAGAGCCCGCGCTCGCCATCACCCAGGGTGCGCGGGTGTTCTGGGACAACACGAACCGGCGCATCACCACCACGGCGACCGGCAACTTCCAGGTCGGCCTCTGCACCGTCGCCGCACTCGCCGCCGATGCCACGGTCCGCGTGATGCTGGCCCGCGTGCCGGCCTCGGGGGCGTGATGAGCGCGCTGCTGCCGCGCGACCGCGCGCGCCTCGAGGGCGTGCACCGCGACCTGGTGCGCGTCGTCGAACGGGCCCGCCTGGCGGTGCCCTTCATCGTCACGGAGGGGCTGCGCTCGCGCGAACGCCAGGCCCGGCTGGTCGCGATCGGCGCCTCGCGCACGATGAACAGCCGGCACCTCACCGGCCATGCCGTCGATCTGGCCTACTGGCTCGACGACGGCGACGGCGCGGTGGAACAGGGCGAGATCCGCTGGGACTGGCCGCTGTACGAGCAGATCGGTGCGGCGATGAAGGCTGCGGCGAAGGACCTCGGCGTGCCGATCGCTTGGGGCGGCGACTGGGCCTCCTTCCGCGACGGGCCGCACTTCGAGCTCGACCGCACGGCGTATCCGTGACCGGCGCCGCGATCCTCACGCTGCTTGGCCGGCACGCGCTGCCGATCGGTCTGGCAGCAGCCGTCGCCATGATGGCGCTGACCGCCTGGCACTTCCGATCGCAGCGCGACGCCGCCCGCGTCGATGCCGCGACGGCCAGCCGCACGGCGGAGGCGAACGCGGCGGCGCTGGCCCGCGCCACCACCGAGCACGCGCGCCATGTCGCCGCGCTGACCGGCGATGCCGAGCGCGCCCGTGCCCAGGCCGCGCGCCTCGGCGCCAACCTGGAGGCCCTCCGCCGTGATCCGAGCCACGCTGCCGGCGCTGCCCCTGTGCTGCGCGATGCTGTCGAGCGCCTGCGCGCCAGCCGTACCGCCGGAGATCCGGCTGCTGCCGCTGCGCCTCCCTGACGCGCTGCTCGTGTGTGCAGACGCGCCGGAGCTGCCGGCCACGCAAGAGTTGAGTCAGGGGCAGGTGGCGGAGCTGCTGCTGGCCTACGACGCGGCCTACGCCGACTGCGCCGGGCGGCTGGCGGCGGTGCGACGGCTGAACCACGCCGACGGGAGCGAGCAGTGAGCGCCTTCGCCGACGCGATGGCGACCCTGGTCGCCGATCCAAATCTCGGGGTCGAGGCGGTCTACCGCCAGGGCGGCAGTGGCATGCCGATCGCCCTTCGGGTGCTGCGCTCCTCTCCGGATCGCGTGGCCGATGCCTTCGGCACCGAGATCCTCTCCGCGACAGACATCCTCTCGGTCGCCATCGCCCAGCTCCCCGACCTCGCCGCCGGCGACAGCTTCGCCCTCGGTCCCGACCTGCTGACCGTCACCCACGCCGAGCGCGACGCCTCCGGCACCGCCTGGCGCGTGCTCTGCCAGCGATAGGAGTTCGCCATGCCGCAGAACGCTCTCACCCTGCTGGAGATCCTGCGCGACCTGCTGCTCGGCGCCGCCGCCGGCCTGGCCGGTGGCTTCGTGCGCTGGAACAACCCCGAGCGCCGGCGCTTTGGCTGGTGCCTCGCTTGGGAGGTGCCCTCCGCGGCCTTGGTCGGCAGTGCCGGCTATGCCCTCGGCGGCTTTCTCGAGTTCAACGAATACGGCCGGTTCCTCTTCGCCTTCGTGTTCGGCTACCTCGGCCAGGCGGCGCTGCACGACCTCGCCGTCGCCATCATTCGCCACCGCGCCGGCCTGCCGCCCGGCGGCGGCGGCACGCCGTGAGGCTCGCCGCCCGTATCGTCGGCGACCTGCGGCAGGTGCTCGCGGCCGAGGTCCGGGCCGGCGAGCGCGCCGCGATGGCGGCGATCCGCGCCGAGACGGAGCAGGTGAAGGCCGAGTTGCGGCGGCAGGTCACCAGCAGCTTCGGCGGCAACGCGCGCGGGATCGCCAATGCCTGGCGCTCGCAGGTGTTCCCCCGCTCGGGGCAGTCGCTGCGGCCCGCCGGGCTGGTCTGGACCAAGGTGCCGAACGTGATCGACGCCTTCGAGCGCGGGGCGCTGATCCGCGCCAAGGGCGGGCGGAAGTTCCTCGCCATCCCGACCGGCTTCAACGCGGCCAGGGGACGCCGAGGGCGTGGGGAGAAAGGCGTGCGGGTGACCCCGGCGCAGATGGTGGCGTCGGGGCAGGCCTTCCTTCGGCCGTTCCAGTCGGGCCGGGGCTTCGTGTGGTGCCTGCCGCTGCGCCAGGGCGAGCAAACCGGCAGGCGACGCCGCACCCGTCTGCTCGCCGGGGGCTTGGCCGAGATCGGCACCGGCAACCGCAAGGGCCGCGAGGCCTGGGCGCGCGGCATGCTCCAGCGCGGCATGGTGCCGATGTTCCTGCTGCTGCCGCAGGTAAAGCTCGCCAAGCGGCTGGACGTGAAGGGTGCGGCGGAACGCGGCCTGCGTCGTCTGCCCGGGCGCTTCGTGGCGGCCTGGGAGCGCGAGAGCGGGAGGGCGGCGCCGTGAGCATGCGCGAGGCCGCAATCGCCGCGCTGCACGGCCGGTTGGCCACATCCTTGGCCGACAGGAGTCCGGCGCCGCTGGTGCTGCGCGGCGAGACCATACCGCAGCGGCTGCCGCCGGGCGGGCTGGTCGTCATCCGCGACGGCGAGACGGTCGAGGAGACGGCAATCCTGTCGCCGCTCACCTGGGCCATCGAGCATCGCGCCGAGGTCGAGGTCACTGTTGGTGGCGCGACGCCGGCGGCGCGCGCCATCCTGCTCGACGCCCTGCTGGTAGACATCGCCGCCGCCATCACCGCCGACCGCACCCTCGGTGGTGCGGTGGAATGGGCGCAGCCCGGTGCGCCCGACTTCGAGGATGTCGAGTTCGAGGGCGCTGCCGCGGCCCGCGCGGCTTCCTTCCCCGTCACGCTGTTCTTCACCGTCGCCGGCTCGCCGCTGGCCTGACGCTTCCCCCTCCCGCTGATCCCGGAGATCTCCGATGCCCCGTGCCATCGGCGCCAATTGCCGTCTGCTCATGACCCCCGAGGCGACCTACGGCACCGCGCCCGCGGGCGACTGGCTGCGCATGCCGTTCCTCTCCTGCGATCTCGGCGCCGAGCAACCGCTGCTCGATGCCGACGTCATCGGCGTCGGCAGCAGCCGCGATCCCGCCGCGCCCTTCCTCGACACCGTCACCGTGCAGGGCCAGGCGGTGGTGCCGGTCGACCTGGTCAACATCGGCCACTGGCTACGCCTGCTGCTCGGCCCGCCGACCACCACCGGCACCAGCCCGAACTTCATCCACAGCTTCGGCTCGGGCGCCGCGGCGCTGCCCTCGAACAGCATCGAGATCGGCTACCCCGACGTGCCGAACTACGACCTGTGCACTGGTGTGCGCGCGGACACGCTGGAGATCGATTTCTCGCCGACCGGCCCCGCTACCGCCACCTTCGGGCTGATGGGGCAGGGCTCGACGCGCGGTGCGTCAAGCTCGGGCGGCACGCCGACCAGCGCTGCCTACACCGCGTTCAACAAAGCGCAGGGGGCGATCAGCCGGAACGGTTCCGCGCTCGCCCAGGTGACCGGGGCGCGGCTGACCTACGCGAATGGGATGGAGATGGTTCGCACCATCCGCGCCGACCGGAAGGTGGAGGGCGTGGATCCCGGCATCGCCCGCGCCACCGGCCAGATCACCGCGCGCTTCGCGGACACCTCGCTGCTGACCCAGGCGCAGAACAACGCACCGGCGGAGTTCGCCTTCAGCTACACAATCGATGCCAACCGCAGCCTGACCTTCACGCTGCACGAGGTCTACTTGGCGCTGGCCAAGACCCCGGTCGGAGGGCCGGGCGGGGTCGAGGCAAGCTTCGAGTTCCGGGCGGCCTTCAACGCGACGGCAACGCGCATGATGACCGCCGTGCTGAAGAACCAGCAGGCGGGGACGGAGTATGCGTGACGTCCATGGCGCTGCGTGAAGACGGCTTCGGGCAGATTTCAGACCTTAGTGCAAGGCCGTCCCGTCGCGCCGCAGCGGGAGGTCTGGGCACAGGACGAGCTTGCCCGCGAGACCGCCCGCTTCGAGACGGCGGTGCGCCTCGGCGACCTCGTCGAAAGAGATCCGCTCAGCGACGCGTGGCCGGATGGCGCCAGTATCTAACAGCTCGAAAAGCCGCTCTAGGTCCTCCCGGAACCAGGCGGGATGGCGCGCCCGCATCACGTTGATCGAGTAGAAGCTGGCACGCTTGCTGCCAGGCAACCACCTCCATAGGTACAGGCGCGCAATCCACATCAAGATGCTGAGCATGCTGCGCTGCGCCTGCACGCCCGCCGAATAGCCAATGGCACAAAGCAGGCCGCCGCGCCTGAGCGCCGCGAACGAGCGGCGGTAGCCGTCCTCGCCGATGCCGTCGACGACGACGTCGAACCCGTCCGGCAGGACGCGCGTGAAGTCTTCGCGTTGGTAGTCGATCGGCGAGGCACCCAACTCGCGGATCAGCGCCGCGTGCTCGCCGCGCGCGGCGCCCCACAGCTCGAGGCCGGCCAGCCTGCCGAGCGCGAGCAGCGCTTGGCCGACGGCGCCGGCGGCTCCGTGCACGAACACGCGCTGGCCTCGCTGCACCCGGGCGGCGCGGTGCAAGAGCTGGTATGCGGTCGTCCAGCTCAGGATCAGCGTGGCCGCCTCCGCCGCGTCGAGACCCGCCGGCACGCGGGCCAGACGGTCGGCCTGGAGCGTACAGTAGGCGGCGTTCGATCCGAGGACCGTCATGTCGGCCACGCGGTCGCCGAGCTGAAAGTCCGTCACGCCGTCGCCGAGCTGATCGATTTCCCCGATGACATCGTAACCCAGCACGAACGGAGGCCGGCGGCGCGCGGTTTGCGGGTAGAGGTGGCGCCGGATCAGCACGTCGGTGTAATTCAGGCTTGAGGCGAGCACGCGGACCCGCACTTCGCCCCGGCCGGCCGTCGGCAGAGGGGCGTCGACCACCTCCAGCTCTTCGGGACCGCCAAAGCGCCTGACTCGAACAACCCGGTTGCGCGGCTCCATCATGGGCGTAGTCCTTGCAACCTCGCAATCCAGCGCACAGGCAGGACAACGTTCCGCGACGGCTTTGCCGGCCGTCGTCTCACCGCCATGTCGGACGGTCGGGCTAGTGTGAAATTCTAACTCGCCTGCCCCCAGCCCGCCCTTGATGTTCCGCAAAGTCTGCGAAGGGGAGCCGGCGCGCCGCCCCAGCGCGAGCCGGGCCCCGCTTTCGTCCAGGCCGCGCCCGCGACTGATCTGGCAGTGTGGGTCCGCAGACTTCGCGCGCAATGACGAATGATGGCCCCGGCGGTGGTCCGTGCCCCACTGGCATGTCCGCAACAGGTCGAGGCCAGCCGTGCGACGGACGTTGGTGACGGCATGCTGCCCTCGGACAGAGGGGTGTTCGGCTGACGCGGCGTTCTCTCGCCGGTGAATCACTCGTCGGCAACACAGCCGCGCAGCCATCTCGCGGACGGTGTGGCCGCAGTTCCTGACGACCTCAAGGCTGGAGAAGCCCATGCTCACCCTTGACCTCCCGGCCGAGCCGTACTGGCTCGACCTGCCACGCGACGTGCGTGTGGAGATCCGCCCGGTGACGACGGCCGTCATGGCTGCGGCGCAGGCCGCTGCCGCGCGCCGCCTCGCCGCGATCCGCATCGCCGATCCGGACCTCGACCCCGACATGTCGCGCGGCCTGTCCTTCGCCTTCCTGGTCAAGGCGCTGGCCCGGCACGCCGTCACCGCCTGGGACGGCGTTGGCGACGCCGCCGGCAAGCCGCTGCCGCTCTCGCCCGAGGCGGTGGAGCGCCTGATGGACCTCGACGACATCGCCGCGTCGTTCTGGGACCGCGCCACGGCGCCGGCCGCCGCAGTGGCCACCGAGGGAAACGGCTGAGGGCCCGCGCCGCCTGGCACTTCGGCCGCGGGCCCGACTACTGCCGCGGCTGCGCCGCCCTGGAGCGCGACTGCGCCGACGCCTGCCCCTACGCCGCGCACGCCCCCACCAGCATCCAGGGCCACGCCTGCTGGTCCGCCGGCACCGCTTGCGCCGAGGCGACCATGGCTGGCCTGACCCTCGACACCGCCGGCGCACTCGCCGCAGCACGCGAGTTGGGCGCCACCGGCTGGACCGCCGCCGAACTGCTGCTTGCCGTCCGCATCGGCATGGCCGAGGGCAGCACCGCCCGCCGGGACGGGGAGGGAAAGCCGCATGGCGGATAGCACGCGCCGCGTCTCGGTCCGCCTCTCGCTGGACGACGCTGCCCGGGTCAAGGCCGGGCTACGCGAGGTCGGCGAGACCGGCCAGCGCTCCCTCGACCAGATCATGGGCGGCGCCGAGCGCGCCTCGCGCTCGCTCGACCTGCTCGACGTCGCGGTCCGCGGCATCCATCTCGCCGGCGTGGCGGTCGCGGTGCGCGCGCTGGTCCAGGCCGGCGACGCGCTGACGCAGAGCCTCTCCCGCCTGCAGAACGCCACCGGCTCTGTCGAGCGGGCAAGTTCGGTCTACGAGGCGCTGTACCGCAACGCGCTGGTCACGGGCGTTGCCGTCTCCGAAAGTGTCGACGCCTTCCAGCGCTTCTCGATCGCAGCACGGGAGATCGGCGCCACCTCCGATCAGGTGGTCCGCCTGGTCGGCGGCCTGCAGCGGGTCGCCATCGTCTCCGGCGCCTCCACGCAGGAGATCTCCTCGGCGACGCTGCAACTCGCCCAGGCGCTGGCCTCCGGCGTGCTGCAGGGCGACGAGCTCCGCTCCATCCTCGAGGCCATGCCGCTGTTGGCCGAGGGGCTGGCCAAGGAACTTGGCGTCTCCATCGGTGAACTGCGCAAGCTCGGCTCCGAGGGCAAGCTCACCGCCGAGCGGGTCTTCCCGGCCCTGCTGCGCGCCACCGAACGCCTCGGCGCCGAGCTCGACCGCGCGCCCCTCTCGCTCGGCCGCGCCTTCGGGCAGCTGACGGCGGCGACCGAGAACTTCCTCGGCCAGCTCGATCGCGCCATCGGCCTGTCCACCGCGCTGGCCCGGGCGCTCTCGGCCGCCGCCCGCGCGGTGGACGGCGTCCGCCAGGGTGCCGGCATGCTCAGCGAGGAGGAACGCTTCGCCGCAATGCGGCGCCAGGCCGAGGCGCTGGCGACGCAGATCGCTCGGCTGGAGAGCCAGCAGGACGGCCGCGCCAGCCTCACCGCCCCGGTCCGCCGCGGCAGCATCCGTCCCGGCCTGGTCGGCGCCGCCGAGCAGCAGGCCGGGGTCGATCGTACCGCCCGGCTGGAGGAGTTGCGCCGGCAGTACACGGACCTCCAGACCGAGATCACCCGCGGCGAGCAGGCCGCCGGCGAGCGCCTGCGCAGCGAGCAGGAGAGCGCCGCCGCCCAGGCCGCCGAGGCCCGCCGCCGCCGCGCGACCCAGGACGTCCAGGAGCTCACCCGCGACCTCGACGACCGCTTCCGGATCAACCGGGAATACGAGGAGCGGGTCCGCCGCCTGCGCGAGGCCGAGGCCGCCGGTGGCGTCACTGCGGCCGAGCGCACCCGCCTCGAGACCCTGGCGCTGCAGGAGCGCGACGAGGCACTGCGTCGCCTCGAACCCCGCGTCGCCGCCGTTCGCCGCGCCAGCAATGAGGGCGCGCGGGAGGCGCGCGAGGCCGAGCGGGAGCTCAACGAGCTGCTGCGGGAGCGCGAGCGGCTGATCCAGCAGAACGAGACCGCCTATGAGCGCTACCAGCGCCGCCTCGCCAATCTCTCCAGCCTGGTGGAGCGCGCGGAGCGGGCCGGCCGGGCGGTGCCCGACGAGACCATCCAGCGCGAGGCGGTCGCAGCGATGGAGGAGCTGGAACGGGCGGAGGAGCGTGTGCAGCGCGGTGCGGAACGCACCTCCGACACCGTCCGCGAGCTGGGCCTCACCTTCTCCAGCGCCTTCGAGGACGCGATCGTCAAGGGCGAGAAGTTCTCCTCCGTGCTCGAAGGGCTGCTGCAGGACATCACGCGCATCCTCGCCCGCAAGATCATCACCGAGCCGCTCGGCAATGCGGTCTCGGCCGGGCTTTCGGGCATCTCCTTCGACAGCATGTTCACCGATGTCGGCTCCTGGCTGGGCGGGCTGTTCCGCGCCGAGGGCGGACCGGTCACCGCCGGCCAGCCCTATGTCGTCGGCGAGCGCGGGCCGGAATGGTTCGTGCCACGGCAGGCCGGGACGGTGCTCCCCAACGGCGTGGTGCCCGGTGGGGGCGGCCCGACCATCCACACCAGCATCACCATCGACGCCCGTGGCGCGGATGCCGGCGTCGAGGCCCGGCTGCGCCTGCTGGCCGGGCAGATCGCCCGCCAGGCCTCGGCCATGACGCTGGACGCGATCCGTCGTGGTGGGGCGGCCTACGACACGGTGCGCGGGTAGCAGCCAATCTGTTCCATTGGATCATCGGCGTGGTGACCGCGGCGTTGAGTCCTACACCGCCACCGTGGCACGATCTGCGCGGCATTCGATGCGGATCGGAGCTCGTCAGGCCATGCACGACCAGGCTGATCAACCCGCTTCACCGCCCACGGACAACCCACACACGTGGCAGGCCCGCTATTGGAACAGCGCGGCTACGGCGCCCTGGGTGAGCCTTCAGACGCGGCTAGACGAACTGCTCGCACCGCTCACGCGCGTCGCTCTTGATCGGGCGGCGCCCGGTCCAGGCGAGCAGGTGCTCGATGTGGGATGCGGGTGCGGCGACACGACCCTGGCTCTCGCCCACCGTGTCAGCGCGTCTGGTCGAGTTGAAGGCGTGGACATCTCGGCACAGATGCTGGCCAGAGCGAGAGAGCGCGTTGCCGCGGGAGATTTTCCACAGGTGGGTCTCACGCTAGCGGACGCCTCCAGCCATGCTTTCGAGCCGGCCGTCTTTGACCTGATCTTCTCCCGGGTCGGCGTCATGTTCTTTGGCGATCCGGTCGCCGCTTTCGCGAACCTGCGTCGTGCGCTGCGTCCTTCGGGGCGCCTCGTCTTCGTCTGTTGCCGCACGGCCGCAGAGAATGGCTACATCACGGCCGCCGTGCGCGCGGCCTTGCCGCTACTGCCGGCCGGAGCGGTGCCGGTGCCAGGGCCGGATCAGCCGGGCATGTTTTCATTTGCCGACCCAGCGCGGGTCCGGCGCATCCTTGAGGGCGCCGGTTTTTCCGAGGTGGAACTGACGGCGCATGACGAGCCCATGCGCTTGGCCGGCCCGGGCGGCGCCGCTGATGCCGCCGATTTCTCCATCCAGTTTGGGCCGTTGACGCGCGTTCTGGACGAGGTCGCGCCTGCACTGCGAAGCGAGATCCTCGCCGCTATCACGGAGACCTATCGTCAGCTCGAGGGCCCTGAGGGGGTGGTGCTTCCAGGCGCCTTCTGGATCGTCGCCGCGCGTCCATGACCAATCGCGCCATCGCTGTTGAGTGCAAGGGCCCCGGACTCACGCGCTGATCGGCAGGCCGGCTTCGCGCCCCTGGCCGAGGCGCGGCTCATCGCCATTCCGCGAGAGAAGGTGCTGTGACCGAACATACCTGGCCGACAACGCTGCGACCGTCGCGGCTGAGCTTCTACCTGCAGCACAACACGCTGCGCTTCGTCTCGCCGGTCAGCCGCGCCACCCAGGTGCTGCGCCGCGACGGGGCCCGCTGGATCGCCGAGGCCAGCTTCGATCCGCTGAACCGTATCCAGGCCGGCGAGCTGGAGGGGCTGCTCGCCGCGCTGGCCGGCTCTGCCAACACGGTCCGTATCTGGGACTGGCGGCGCGAATACCGCACCGGCGATCCGCGGAGCCAGGGCGAGGTCCCGAGCGGACCCTACTCCTTCTCGGACGCGACCATCTTCACCGATGGGACGGGGATGGTGGTGGGATCGGGCACGCCGTCGCTCGCCGCCGGTGCGGCGCGCGGCGCCCTCTCCCTGCAAACCCAGGGCTGGTGGCCGAACACGGTCGCGGTCGGCGCCGGCGACCATATCGGCCTCGCCGGGCGGCTCTACATGGCGACGGAACAGGTGATCGCCTCCGGCGCCGGCACCGCGACCATCCCGATCGCCCCGCCGCTGCGCGCCGCCGCCCCGCTCGACGAGCTGCTGGTGCTGACCACACCCACGGTGGCGATGCGCCTCGCCTCCGATGACGAGGGCGCCAATCCCACCCGGCCCGGCCGCTTCACCGCCATCACCATCCGCCTGGAGGAGGTGCTGCCATGACCGACGGTATCGCCGCCACGCCGCGCCTTTCGCCCCAGGCCGCGGCGGCGGCGAGCGCCCCGGTGGCGACGCCCGTCGTCCTTGTCGAACTCGACTTCGCCTCCGGCCCCATCCGCGCCTGGACCGGGCTCGGGCCGCTGCACTGGGCCGGTGTGACGTACGAGGGCATGGGCACCATCGGCGCCGTCTCCGACATCGAGGAGACCGCGGAACTTAGGGCGGTGCGCATCACCCTCACGCTGTCGCCCGTGCCGCAGGAGGTGGTCGATATCGCACTCGCCGAGCAGTCCTTTCGGCTGCGCCCGGCGCGGCTATGGGGCGCGCTGCTCGATGCCGAGGGCGCGTTCGTCGCCGACCCGTTCCCGCTCTGGGCCGGGCTGATGGACACCATGCAGGTGGTGGACGGGGCCGAGCCGCGCATCTCGCTCACCTGCGAGAGCCGCCTGGTCGACCTCGAGCGCGCCGAGGTGCGCCGCTACACCGATGCTGACCAGCAGGCGGAGTATCCGGGCGATCGCTTCTTCGAGTTCGTCCCCGCCCTGCAGGAGGCGGAGATCCGGCTGCCGGGAGCCGGCTGAGGGACCCACAGGCCGATGCGGTGGCGCCTGAGTGGCGACTACGCTGGCGGGATAAGCGCCTTGCGAAAGATGATCTTGTCTTCGCCTGCCCGATAGAATTCCCGGATGCGTGCCTCTTCGGCGTAGCCAAGCCGCCGATAGAACGCGCGGGTGCGCTCGAACTCGGGCAGACCCGACGTCTCGACCAGCAGCACCCGTTCGCCGGATGCGGCCAACGTGGTCTCGATGTGCCGCGTCAGCTTCGCCCCGACACCCTGTCCCTGCCGCGCCGGGTGCACCGCGATTAGCAGGAGGTTCCACGTCCCGTGGGTCATCCGCTCGGAGGCGCAGTACGCGACCGCCACAGGGCCGTCCTCGTCAACCGTGAGCCATATCTCGCTGGGTGAGCCGCCGTCGAAGTGGCCGGCCGTCATCTCGTCCAGCATCTCGGCGGGAAACAGTCCAGTCGCATCAATGACGGCCTTCAGGCCGGGCATGTCGTCGCGTGTGATAGCTCTGATCGTCACTGGCTCTCCCCGGGCTTCAAGCGGCTCCGCATCGGCATTCGCCGTTGAACGGTCGAGAGTTACAGCCTGCGCGAGCACATTGCGCGTGCCAATCGCCGGAGCCACACGCTCCGAGCCTCGGTAGTGCGCGGCCGCGGGCCAGGCCGACTGAAGCGGAGCCCAGATGCATGGTGATCGCCCGCCGTCCGGACTGGGCGGCGCGGCTGGCAGCCTTGCTGGCCGCCGCCGAGACGCGTCCCTTTGATGCGCATCGCTGGAACTGCGGGCGGTTTGCATTGGCGGCGGTGATGGCTACGACCGGCCGTCGGCCGGGGTGGCGCAGCCTCACCTCGCTGGAGGCCACGGCCGACAGCGCCGGCTTCCCGCGCATCCCGCCGACCTTCGCACGGGCTGGGGATGTCGTCCTGGCGGGCGATCCGCCGCGCCTCGGCGTCGTCGTCGACGGCGGCCGCGCCGCCTTCGTCGGGCCCCGCGGCCTGATCCGCATCTCCCTGACCGATTGCACCACCGCCTGGCGCATCGACTGACGTCTCGGAGGACCGCGCCCGATGCCTGCCGCCGTCCCCCTCATCGCCGTCGCTGCCGCCGGTATCGCCTCCACCGCCGTCGGCGGCGGCATCATCGGCGCCGTGGTCGGCGCCGGCGCCGCCTTCATCGTCTCCGCCATCGGCCAGTCGGTCTTTCCCCAGAAGCAGAAAAGGCAGGCCAGCCTCAGCCCGCAGGCGGCGGCCATCGCCGGCTTCGACGCCGGCCAGCCCGGTGCCGGCCGCACCCAGGCTTTCCGCCAGCCCGTCACCGAACACCAGATCGTCCTCGGCCGCTGCAAGGTCTCCGGCCCGATCGTCTTCCTGCACTCGGCGACTGACGATGAGGGCCGCACGGACGGCTACTTCTACTCGGTGGTCGTGCTCGCCGCGCACCGCGTCCGCGCCATCGGCGCGGTCTATCTCGGCGACAAGGTCGAGAGCGATGGCTCGCTCGCCGGGCTGGCCCGCATCGACCGCCATCTCGGTGATCCCGACCAGGCGGCCGATGCCAACCTGATCGCCGAGACCGGCGGCCAGTGGACCAGCGAGCATCGCGGTCGCGGCCGCGCCTATGTCGCCGTCCGGCTCAAGCTTACCGCCGAAGCCTTCCCAGCCGGCCCGCCCAATATCGCCGCCATCGTCGAGGGCACCGACACCATCCTCGACCCGCGGACGGGGATGGTGGGCTGGTCCGACAACCCGGCCCTGCTGCTCGCCTGGTACCTCACCGCGCCCTTCGGCTGGCGGGCCTCGTGGTCCGACATCGACATCCCCGCGCTGATCGCCGCGGCCAACATCTGCGACGAGTTGGTTGGCACCCGGGCCGGGGTCTACGAGCGCCGCTACACCGCCAATGGCGTGCTGTCGCTCGCCGAGGGCAAGATCGCCATCACCCGCAAACTCGCCGCCTCCATGGCTGGAGCATTGGTTGTTAGTGGGGGGCGGTTCTTCATCCATGCCGGGGCGCCGGCGCTACCGGCGGCCACCCTGACCTCCGACGATCTCCGCGGCGACGTCACCATCCAGGGGGCGCGGCCGCGGCGGGATCTCTTCAACGGGGTGCGCGCCGTCTATGTCGAGCCAGCGGCCAACTGGCAGCCGACCGACGCGCCGCCGCTCCTGGCCTCCAACTATGTCGCCCAGGATGGCGGCGAGATGATCTACCGCGACCTCGAATTCCCGCTGACCACCTCGGTCAGCACGGTGCAGCGGCTCATGAAGGTCGAGCTGGAGCGCAACCGCCGCCAACGCACCGTCGCCTTCCCCGCCAACCTCTCGGCGCTGCGGCTACGGCCCTGGGAGGCGGCAGCGGTCGCCCTCGACCGGCTGACGCCTTTCCCGGCGCGGGTCACCGCCTGGTCGCTGGCGGCCGAGGGCGGTGTCGACCTCACCCTGGAGGAGGAGGACGCCGCGGTATGGGACTGGAACCCGGCGGTCGATGAACGCGCCACCGGCAGTAACCCCGCCGTGGTGCTGCCCAACCCGGGCGTCATCGCCGCCCCCGCCAGCATCGCGGTGGAGACGCCGGAGACGACGGCCTTTGCCGTCCTGGCCGTGTCCTGGGCCGCGGTCGGCTCCTCCCATCTCGCCGGCTACCAGGTCGAGTTCCTGCCGGCCTCCGTGGCGGCCTGGCAGGGCTACGGTGGGTCGCTCGGCGCCACGGCGGCGGTCCTCCCCACGGCCGAGCCGACCGGCTTCCGGGTGCGTGCCGTGGCGCGTAGCGGCGCCGTGTCAGGCTGGCGGCAGGCGCTCGTCCCGGCCGCGGTGGCGGCGCCCACGGCGACGGGAATTGCCGGCGGCATCCGCCTCGCTGGTGGCTTTCCGGCCGACGCCGTCCGCCTGCAGGTGTTCGAGGCCAGTTCGAACAGCCTCGCCGCAGCAACCAAGCTGCCCACCGAGCCGACCAGCCTCTTCTGGGACCGCACCGGCCTCAGTGTCGGCGACACCCGTTGGTATTGGCTGCGCGCCGTCTCGGCCGAGGGCAACGTCTCCGCCCTGGCCGGCCCCGTCACCGCCACCGCGCTCTGAGCCGGAGCATCCCACATGCCCGCCCGCATCGACGACCTGCTGGTGCTCGACACCGCGGTCAGCAAGACCGATCTCGCCAAGTACCTGCGCGACCGCGAGACCGTGCTGCCAAATGACTTCGGCGGCCTCGGCGATGGCGTCGCCGACGATCGCGCCGCCATCCAGGCCGCCTTCGATCGCGCCGCGGCGGACCAGAAGTTCGCGGCCATCCCGCCCGGCACCTGGAACGTCTCTGCCGGCGTCACCCTGAGCGGTAGCGCCCGCGGCCTGATCATGCACGGCATCATCCGCTACACGGGATCGGCCGCGGCCTCCGTGCTGACCCTTGGCGACGGCGGCACCACCCGCAATGGCGAGAAGCACTATGCCGGGCTGCAGGTCATCCGGCAGACCCAGTCCGATTGGCTCGACGAGGCCGATATCGGCATCCTGGTGCGCAACATCGACGCCTCGGTGGTCGAGCTGCGCCTGGTCTCGGGCTTCACCATCGGCATGCGGACACTGGGCGACGGCCGCGGTGTCGAGGACAGCACCTTCCAGCTGGGGCGCATCCTCAACAACCGCATCGGCCTCGACATCCACTGCGCCACCGCCACCGCCTGGAACACCTCCATCCGCTACTATGGTGGCCACTTCGCGATCGCGACCGGGATCAACCCCACCATCGACCGCTTCGGAATCCGGCTGTCCAAGGCGGACGGAGCCTATTCCAACCACAACCGGCACGTCTTCGACGCGCCGAACTTCGAGCTGCGCCAGCTCGACCCGAATGTGGCGATCCCCTTCCTGAACGAGACCAGCGGCTCGGCGATCATCGGCCGGGCGCTGCGCATGGAGGCCTGCTCGCCGATCGTCGCCCGGCACACCGCCGCGGCGCAGGACTGCGAGTACGAGATCGCCTGGTCCAACACCTACCAGGTTGGCATCGACTACACCGCCACCGCCACCCGCTGCGGCAACACCGTGATCAACCGCCACCGCGCGCCGGCGTCGCGCCATCTGCGGCTGCTCGGGGCGGTGCCGAACGTCCGCGCCCAGGCCTTCCGGCACAGCGCCACCGAGATCGGCGTCGAGGGGCTGGCGGTGGTCGCCACGTCCACGACCAGCGCCACGACGCTCTCCGGCCTGTCCTTCAACGGCCTGGACGACATCACGCCGACAGGGCGCGGGCTGCTGCTCGCGGCACAGCGGGGCCTGGCTTTCGTGGTGGAGTGCTCACAGGCCAAGGAGTTCGCGCTGGTGCATTCCCTGGTCGGCGGCGCTGACGGCGGGCGTATTTTCGTGCGCTGCTTCGATGCGTCGATGAATGTGCGGGAGAATGGCGCCGGCGACGCGCTGGCCTCGATCACCACCCTGCTGTGGAACGTCCCGTCCAAGGCGTGGACCGGCGGGGCGGCCATGGCCGACGCATCGCTGAACAGGCGTATGACGGTGCGGCTCGGCGCAGGCGTGGCCTTCGCCCAGATCGGCATCGTCGGCTTTGACGGGCAGATCGAGCTCGAAGCGCTGCGGCTCTACGGGCTGCCCGAGGCGGCGCCTGCCCTGCTGTGTGGCACGCCCGCTCTACCGGCGGGGCAGCGGGAGTTCTCCGCCGAGGTGTCCTGGGACCTGCCGAGCCTCGCACCGGGGGCGACCAGTCTGCTCGACGTCACCGTCAACGGTGCTCGGCAGGGGGACCTTGCCCAGGCGGCGCTGGCCTCGTCGACGCGCTTCGTCGAGCTCAACGCCGCGACTTGGTCCAACAACACGGCGCGCGTCATGGCCAGGAACATCTCGCCGGCAACGTTCGATTTGGCGGCGGCGACACTATCCGTGGCCGTGACGAAGCGGCGGGTGCCGTGA